TCACCTTTTATTTCATTTTTAATATTGTACTCATGCATTTCTTTATTGTGTGTCAAAAATATACATTCTGCTTTTACTTTTTGTTTTATACTGTCATCTACTATTTCGTCTACTAGCTTAAACAACTTTGTATAACCTTCTACAAAGTTATCGTATACTATAATAGGCGAGTAATTTAAATGAACATCATAACCCGCTTCGTAAAAGTTATTTACTGCTTTTATTCTATCTATAATCTTAGATGTTCCAGGTTCTAGTTTGTCTGATAGTTCTTGAGGCATAATACTAAACCTTATACGAACTTTTCTATTTGCATCATAGCTCAACATATTTTTATTAACATATTTTGTTGCAGCTGTACCCATAGCTTTAGGATTATCTTTGAAATAATCAAACAAATACTCCCATTGATGGTACTTTAAGTGCAAGACATAATCTTCATTACAACTAAAATCGTATGTATAATACTTTTCGTGCGTTTGATTAGGTATTTTAGGCCATTTTAATAGCCATAAGTGCCTATCCAAAGCGTCAAGTATTTCGTGTGCATTTGATGCTATTGTAACACCTTTTTTTACACGTCTACGCATATAACAATAGTTACATTTATACAGACATCCATAGCCAAAGCTAGGTGTAATAAAGTCACTACTACGTCCAGAATCTCTAATAATCATAGATTTTCTATTTACTTTTTTTATCATTCTATCCTTTATAGTTATCTTTAAAATATTCATATGCTACAATAGCTACTGTCATAGCTCCTGTAATTAATGAAATTCCTAAAATTATTTTCCATACTTCCATACTTCCTCCAATTTAATAGGGCAAACATTTGTTAAGAGATTAACATTGTTACTTTGTTTTCCAGGGTCTGTAACAATCTAATTGCAACTGCTCACCGTTGCCGTGTCGTTTGCCCTAAGTTTATGAGAGGGCTAACTAGGTCATAAGGAGACATAGGACTATGTCAAAGAACCCCCTCGCTCTCACGATACGAGGACCCTCTCAATAATTAAAAATCTCTACTTGATAATTTTCTTAATACGTATTTCGTTAAGTCTTCTTTTTGTCTAGAAAGCCATTTTAATAACTTTCCATAATCTTTGTCTGTTAGAGGGCCTTTTCTTGTATTACAACGCATACAAATCATTTGAAGGTTATCAGGAGTAGATACACCACCCAAAGAAAGAGGATGGATATGGTCACATGCCATATTATTGACAAGTAAATTCGTATTGCAATACCTACACTTCCGTCCATAAGATTTGTAAAGCATCTCTCTAACCTGTGTAAGAGATATATCAAATTCGACTTCATACTCTTTACTCCTTCTCTTCAAAGTCGTTCTTAATGTTGACGACTTTTTCATTAATCGATGAAACACTTTTTTAGCAAAGTGTTTATGATGCTTCTTTAATTTTTTATTAAACTTTTCTTCCCAAATCGTTAGGCCCTTAGGGGACTTGCGTCCCCTTTTAGGCTTTGAGTAGCGTTTCACTTTATTGCCATTGGCTTTCAAAGTATTAACTCCTCTTATAGTTCTTTTTTACAAAACAAAGAACTTTGTTTGTTGTTTGTTTAAGCACTAGCTTTACTCTCTTGTACACTATGTTGCTTTCCTTTGTCCCAGAATCCTAATATTAATTGAATCTCAAATCGCCATATTCCAATTATCAATCCTGTTAATTTTCCAGGTACATCGCTTGGGTGCAAAAACCCAAGTTTAAATATATACAAGAAACGAATAAAAGTTACATCGTCTAGTGCATATATAGCAAGTAAATTACGCATTCACTCTCCTTAATCTGAAACTAGGTGTCCATTCTACATGTGTGTCAAATAGTTCGCCATCAGTATTTTTAAATAGTTTCACAGCTCTTTTAGGAGTCTTTGATTGACCATTTAATCCAATAACTTTTCTTGATGCATTTTCTATTGCACCACTACCCTTACCAGCATATAAATCTAACACTTCGTTTCGGCTATATTCTCTACTTACTTGAGATATCTGTATTACAATCAAGTCATTATTTACAGCCATATTAGACAATCCGTGAGATATATATTTTATTTTTTCGTATTCACCTCTGTAACTAACAGGTGTGTCTACTAAATCTATATAATCTACGATTACTAATTGTGGCTGCAATTCTCTGACTTTTTCATAAATCTTATCTAAAGTTGGAGATATTGTTTGTATCATAATATGCTCTAATTCGTCTTTATGAGACTGATATAAAGCTTCATGATTGTTGTTTACTTCTTCTTTACTTTTGCTAGAAACTATTTGCAAATGTCTTCTGTGCATATACCAAGAAGATAGCTCTAAACTTAAGAATAACGTAGGTATTTGCCATTCTTTGACAATTTTATCATTTACAAAATCTACGCCTAATGCTAAGTTTTGTGCAAATGTAGTCTTGTTAGAACCAGTTGGACCAAAGATTGTTACTAACTCGCCTGGATAAATAGTAGATTCTACGTCTAAGCCTAATGCTCTTCCCAAATCTATTGTTTTACCACTAAAATCAGTAGTTAATCTTTCTTGCAACTCTCCTTGCATTTCATCAGATGATTTAATATCTACTAAATAATCTTTTCTAGAAAAGTGTATACATTGTGTTTTGCAATGCTCTAGCATAATAGTATCTTGACAACCATATTTATAATTTCTATTATAAACATTCTCTACCATCTCCATAATAGCTGATTCTGGCATACTTTTGTTATTCCAATGCAACATAGATACTTTTGCATAATGACTAGGTATACCGTGTCTTTTAAAATGGCTAATGATTCTCATAGCTGTAAGATGCCTACTGCCTTCTCTTGCTCCATTATTAAGCATAGATTGAACACAAGGTATTATTTTGTTAGGTTCTGATACTTTGTTAAATACTCTAATATCTGGAACCTCAGTTACTACTCTTTTTTCTAGCTCTCCATTAGCTTCTAATATATGATATTGAAAATCTAATCTAGAACTTTTAGCTAACTCAAAGATTTCTTTAGGGTCTTTGTTTAATACCTCATCATTTGTCAAAGGTATTTTAAATAAATCTGTTTTTTGATTTAACGTATGTTGAAGCCTATAGATTCCAGTTCTCATGTAAATACTAGAATCTATTCCAGGCAACAACTTCTTCATAGTTTGTTTGACTATAAATGGTAAATCTGTACCAGACTTAAAATTAAACAACTCCCCAGAAAGAATAAGGTGATATCCAGAGCCAGAAAAGTAAGCTTGATAGCTCCGACTGCTAATGTCAGCTTCTTCTAGCTCTAGGATAGTACCTCTCAAGATATCTAAAGTTCTTTCATTGCTCCTGTCTTGCTTGTCTATATCTACAGGAATCTTGTCAATATATCTAACACCAAAGTAATTCTTCAAACTACCTTTGTCTTTTACATATTCAACAGCTGATTCATCATACAGATATACACTGCGATATAAAGCCTCATTTGGATTCATATATGCATGCAATTTGTTTACAGGAATAATCATACCTCTATTAAAAGGTGTGCCTCTAGCTATCTCTACATAATTCATAGATTAGCTAAACCATTACCATTCATTTCTGGAGCAGTTTTAACTTCATCTGTTAACTCTTTAAGATAACCTTTGCCTTTCAACCAATCGATATCACTTTGTAATTTCTTTTGATTGTCTTCGCTATACCTATATACTTTAGGCCATACCGTAGTATAAGCTTTAGCACCAGGCTTTTTAGGTTGTTCTTTATAGAAATAAGCAATATAGTCATATGATGTAGGCTCATAATCTGAATTAGAGCTAGCTATAAATCTAGTTGATAAATAATCACATATATCCTCTATTTTATTGCCTTCTGCATCTTCCCATTCGCCTTTTACATTGATTCCAGCAGTGCAACCTATAGCTTCAAAGAAAGTATATAGTCTTTTTAATACACTACCTCCAGTTATATTGCCTGATGAATCTTTCTCGAATGAGCCTTTTATTTGTAACTTTCTATTGTAATCACTGTGTTCTTGTTTAACTTCCACTTCTATGTATAGGTCAGCCCAATCAAACATACCTGACTTATTTTCGAAATGCATTATAGCAAATTTATTTATGCCTAAGAACTTATTGTTATCGTTGCTAAATTCTGCAACTTCGGGTTTGAATATCGCCATTATTTATCTCCTTTGTAGATACTTTTCCATTTTAACTCGATGTCTTTGCCTCTCAGATGAGGACTTCTACTACCAGCTTCTAACGCTTCATTTGCTTTAAATGATATCATTAGCTTGCCTTTTTCATCATCTCGATAAACATAGCCTATAGCATCACAGTCTGCCATTAACATATTCTTTAACTTACCTGTTAAATCTAGACTTTCTGGTTCTACTATAGCTTTACTGTCTACCACGGCTCTCGCCCATTTCCTATGTCCGATGATAATTACATGAGGAAATATTTGTTTGACTGCTTTTACTGTATTCAGAACTTTTTCTCTTACCATTGCAAAGCCTTTGCCAAATGCTAAGTCTTGTACAGCTGATACTTGTTCTTCGCTACATACAGCTTCTTCTGCCCATTCAGCTACTTTATCTATAGTATCTATTGCTACATACTTATAGTCGTGGCCTTCTTGAGCCTTTCTTAAAAGCGTAATCAAATCTTCTCTATTGTTTACAGACTCTATATAGCCTTCTATCATATTAGCACCTTGCTCTGTATCAATTATTAAACAATCTTCTAATTGACTCAAAATAGTAGTTTTACCTACTTTAGGAGCTCCATATAATAACATTACTTTAGGGTCGTTTGATATAGCTTTTCTTTTTACTTTTTTTAGTGACATTGCACCTCCTTCTTTTAGTTAACGAAAGGGCTCAAGAGAGTTATTGCTAACTCCCTCAAGCTTACTAAGTTAATACTTATTATTTAAATATACAACTATTTTTTTCTATCGACATAGTAGGAAAATGAAAAGAGACAAAATCCTCGTAAGGTTGTTCTTTGACTATTTTTCTTACTGCATTTGCTATAAAACTACCACTCATATTACTACAATAACTAGTAGCTTTCATATTGCAAGGTTCTTCACTGCCATTCTCGTCAGAATACCATATCTTTTTATAGTCTTTTAACGTAGGTCTTAATAGAACATATTGTTGATAATGTTCTGCACCCATACGACCATCTATTAAAGCATATGGTTTACATCCTTGCCAGTTGTTTATAGCTTTTACTGCATCCATTCTAGATTGCATACTGTCAAAACCTAATATAATTATGTCATCATTGTTCATATGTATATAATTGATAAACTTTTCATCAACACATTGAACTTTTAAATCAATACTTATATCTTTTAACTTTCCGTGTAACATATCTACTTTAGGATAATCTACATCGTACATTGTGTACTGTGATACGCCTATGTTAGCTGTATCTACTTTGTCATTATCATATAAAGCAAAATTAGTTGCACCCATCCTACATAATTGGATAGCTGCGGCACTACCTATAGCACCGCAACCCAATATATGAAAGTTGAATTTGTTTAAGTTATCTACAAGTCCTCTACTTCTCATATTTATAGCCATTCTGCATATCCTCCATAGTTTCTTTGAAATTCACGTTCTTCATACTTATCTTTTATCCTATTATCATCCCATTCGAACAATTCGTTTGGCATTAAAGTCATAAGCTTATTCATTATTGCAGTACTATTACCTTTTATAACTTTAGCTTTAAATGGGTATTTTCTATTAGAACATTCTTTATTAAAAGATTTTATTTCTTTTTTGTATTCTTTTAATTTAAGAGTTCCGTTTATGAAATCATCTTGCATTGACTCTAATAATTCATAAGCTTTTGCATATGCTTTTTCATATTCTAACTCTTTGTCTTGTCCTAATGTTAGCTGTCTAGGGTTTGTGTTAATTCTGTTATAACCCCAATGACCTCCCCATATATTTGCATTTCCAACAACAGTTTGATGAAGATTAGAACAAAGATTTTCATACTCTACTTTCATAGCATCTGTTATTTTAACTTTAGGCTGAGGTCTTTCAATAGTAAGAGTGGTATCAAAATGTTCTTCTATTGGCAATCCATTGTTATTCCATACACTAACTCTGAATTTATACTCCTCCTTAAGATTTATAACTAAAGCCAAAGAAAAACTATTGTTCTTCCATTCATCTATCTCATTTTCATCAGTTCCTGACCAGAATGCTCCCATAGTATGATGTGAATGCCACCAAACAAACTTCATATTTGGATTATTATACTTCATACCAAACTTCATAGTATATTCAGCAACAGCATCTGCATCTAATTCAGTATTAGTACCAGAGTTCTTTTGTTTAAGAATCCTTACATCTCCTAATTTGAATCTGCCGTCTTCTTGTGGTACTGCTGTCATTAATCCAGATATTTCGTTTTTATCTTCTTCATAAGCTATTGTAGCCCAACCTTGTAACTGATACCAGTCTTTTTCTTTTATGTAAAACACTTCTTCTAACTTCATTACCTTACTCCTTCTGATGCTGCCCAAGCCATCATTTGCTGTTTTATATTATCTGTGTCTATATTCTCTGTTTTTATTTCTGCTTTCTCTAACAATCCATTATTTACTAAATAATCATATAAATAAGCATTAGCGTTTTTTTCGTATGTTGTTGCAAAATATATCATAAACTTATCATACCAACTATTTAGATATTCTTCTTTTGAAAGTACACCTTCATCAGTGGTATAAGAAATATATTGTCCAGTTATTGTTTCAAACATATTTGATATTGTTTGTTGGTCAAAATCATTATTTGTCACATAATTTGCAAGTTCCATATATATAGCATCGCCTAAATATCTATGTTTATTATATAGATTTATTTTTCGATTATATATTTCGTAAAATTCACAATTACCTATATATTGACATTCAATATCTTGACATAACTTTTTGCTAGATACAAGCCTATCTATTCCAGAAGAATCTTGAGTCATCTTTTTCTGAGTTGTTTGGCAAGCACTTTGAACTGTACCAGCTACAAACAATTGCTTATAAGATTGACTTTTGTCTTTAGGCATACCATAGTGTGTAAGAAATGGTTGACTATATGGATTAGAGTGTCCAACATTATAATATTGAGCCCATTGTATCAATATCATTGACATACTAACAAAGTCTAACTTTTTGAATGCTCTTCTAAAATCATCGTGATGTCTATCTAAGCATACATTACCCCAATTACGATAATAAGTTTCTGAATTTAAATAAGGAAACATATGATAATCATCTATATATTTGCCTTTAAAATTCAAATCATATCTTTGATTATTTAATAGTTTCCTAAAATCAACATTTACCATTATTCTAATTGGTTTTAATTTGTTAGTTTCTATCACTGTTGAATCTTGAACTATACTCATATTCAAGCCTGTTAGCATAATATCCAGATAAAGTATTATTTCATCGCAGTTATTTAGACCTATCCATGGCTTTAAGTTTACATTTTCTATAATGTTATTAGCATTATTGCAAGCATTTTCTATTTTCTCTGCCATATCTATGCACATACTTTGAAATTTATCAGTATCTACATCTCTAGGAATACCCATATTTATAAGTTTGCGTCTTTCTGATTCTAATTGATATGTTTTCTTACGCATATAACCTAAGAAACTAGCATTATGTTGAGCTCTTTCTATTATTTTAGACATTGACATAGCTTTTTTGTTTAATTCTAATTTATTAGTTAAATAGTTTTTCATAATATCATAAGAGCCACGTTTCCAAGACCATTTATTAGTAACATCTATTTGACTTTCAATACCTTGATGTCTGAATACATCATTAAAGTATTTAATTAAATCTAATAATTTATCTTGAGGGCCAACAGCTACTTTGTTTAGTTGCTCTTGACTTAAATTCTTAATAAAATCTATTTCATTTACTTTTCTTTCTGTTCTACCGTCATATATTTCTATCATATATTCTCCTTCGCTATCTATTTTATCGTATAAAGCCCATGCTCGGTAGTCGTATTCCATACTCACGTGAGACTCACAGGGCTTTATATTATTATCTATTATCCACCAACTTTATTATTGCTTGCATAAGCAACTAACGCACCATCTTCCAGAACAAAGTCGTTCTGCCTGATAGTTCCACCTACCATCACATTTGCATCTGCTGGTATTTCTAGTTCGTTCCTTAACTCACCTACTGTTGTAGATGCTGTATCTCTAGGACTGAACTCTCCGTTTTGTAACAAGTTGATTGTTATTGTATCATTTGCCATTTTATTTTGGCCTCCTTAGCCTTTTTATTTTGCAATATCGCTTTTTTCTGTTTTCTACACTTTATTATGTTTTCAATGTATAATTCTATTTTATCTTCCGAGAAATTCATCACTGTCCTCCTCTACCATATAAAATATAGCGCCTTCTTTACATTTACTACATAAACCGATTGGTTGTGTATCAAATTCTCTACCAATATCTAATCCTTTGTCATATTCGCCAGTATCAAGTATATCTCTGTATGGCGGTTCAAAACAACAATTAGACATCCATTCTATTTCTTCCATATTTATAAAAGCTCTTTCATCTATAGCTTTTTTAAATACACTATCATCATCATCAGTTTCTTTAACTCTTCCCATAATATCTCCATTAATTAATAATTATAAATTTAGGAGCGAGCTACCTAATAAGCCGAAACCCTCTGTATTAATAAGAGGTAAACATAGCCAAGGAATAGGCTGAATAATGCTCGCTCCTCAAGGAATATCTTATTGACTACTTAGTGGATATGCTCTATGACCTTTAAAATCATAATTGATATAAATTATAGTATTGTCTATCTTTGCTACTATCTTTGTATCAGTTGTAAAATATCCACTATAAAGAGTCATATTTAATCCTAAATCCTTTAAATAATTCTTTATTTTATTCTTCATAATTCATCTCCACTAACTTTATAAGTTGTAGAAACCATATTATGACCTAACAATTTCTTTATCTCATACCTAGCATTACCTAGTATTTGATAATAATGATTTAAATCATCTGTACTATTACCTGAGCCAATTTGCTCTCTTAATATCTCTAAATAAGCTATTAATTTGTATAACTTAACATCTATAATACCTTTTAAATCTTCTTCAAATCTATCTACTTCTTTCTGCATTTATATGCTCCTTTAATTAATTTCTTTGTCTTATATTTAGTTAATAAAATGAGCGAAGAACACACTAAACTCCGCTCAATTATAGTTATCATTTGTGTATTTTTAATAGGCAATGCATTACCTACTGGATAATTCTAACTTGATTAACACCAAAATATTTTATCCCTTTTTCAATAGCATTATATCTATTCTTAGATACTACTACTGTTACTATGTTATTTAACATATTTTTAATATAATATTCCTTCATTATTTATTACTCCTTGTTATTTTTAAACTGATAATTGTGCCTTGTTTGGTGTAAAATGCTACTTTAACATCGAGTGTAAAAATATTAATAGATTACAATAAATAGCTATGTATACTAGCTAAATACTGCGTTTCTAAGCATTTCCAAGACACAATTAAATTAATTAATTATAATTAGAGAGGTATCTGATGCTGTATAGTCCATCAGCCAACTGTCAAGAGACCTGGGCCATTATCTGCTTTTATCTCGACATTTTTGTGCACTGCAGGCGTTTAATATACCTCTCTAAATTAAATTATTTGCTAGTTACACAGCATTAAACCCCCTGTGTTATCGGCTACTCCTTCGGGAGAATATGAATTCTATTAGGTACTAGCAAACCTAATATACTATCACAACGGTAGCTTTGTTTAGAGTCCTCCACCATTCTCCTAGGACTATTTATAATTAAATAAATTATCTTTAACATTTACCATTATGTATTACTTAACTAATAAAAAACCACAGCAATACTATGGTCGTTTTGCTCCCATAGTACACTGTGGCTTGAAAAGTGGTTACATATCTGCGAGTGCTTCCTCTGCAGATGTGACTTTTCTAGGGCCTAACCAAATTCCACCACCCTGTACTTGGCCAGTGGTAGGGTGGAATGACTTAGGCAATTCGTATACTGTCCAATCACAATCTTCCACTAACTGCGTTAGATGCTGAAGATTAGTGACTTTGGACGTATCCCAAATCATAACTCCTTTCTTGCATTTATTCAGCACGATTTTTGCTGAATTGATGTAAGAAATTAGTTTTTGTTTTGGTGTTTCTGTTGACATGATTAATACTCCTTATGTTATGAAATGTAAATATAAACAACAAATCAAAATGATTTGTATCGCAAAGCGATAAGGGGAACTGGATGCGATAGTACCCGTGTAAGTGGTTCTTACTTACAGTTTTTAACGGCTCGGCACCCCCGAGGGCCGTAAAAACGGGCGGGTACCGCATCGTATATATCTCGTGTAAACATTCTTGTTATATTTTTTTAAAATTCAACGTAAATCGTTGTTTTTCAGTGATTTAGGCACCTTTTTTAAAAAACACTTGCAAAATATATTTTTTGGTGTATTTTACTACGTAGTAAGTAATAGATAGTAAGTAACGATACTTAGTGTATTCTAGATAAAAGACAAAGAATCGATATATACAGGCTATATATAATCTTTTTGTTTGGATTATAGCTTAGTTTAGAGCTATATTATAGTGTATTTTACGTAAAATTTTTAATAATTAGGAGAATCACATGGCAAACAGAAAACCGCCATTATACAAGCCTTATGGGGGGACAAACCCAAACGCTAATTTCAATACAACTCAAGGTCCTGCAGGTGGAAGAAAGGAGATACCTTACAAATTTAACACAGCAACTGGACAAATGGTGCCTCAGAGCTTTGAAGAAGCAGGTATGCCACCAGAAGCGTATGGTATACAAGGACCAACACCTTTCGAAAGAAATATGCCTAGATTTGATACAGCGAATTTTGATGTTAACGACCCTGAAGCGGTAGCAGACTTTCAAAAACAGTTTATGGGAATGAAAGAAGGTGATTCAGGCTATGGAATGATGGGACCCAAGACTACTGAAAGATTTAGACAATATGTAGCTGGACAAAGAGCTGGAGAAGGCTTAGAACAATACAGACAACCTGGACAAGCACCAGAAATGTTTCAAATGGTTGATGAAGAAGGAAAGCCTGATGCAAGAGTAATTGACCAGTTAATACAAGAACAAGGAGAAGTTAATCCTTATGAAGGCGAAATACCACAAGATTATGATATGATGGATAGTCTGCAAGATACTATGGGTAGTGCTATGAACTATTTCAGAGATTCTTGGAAAAATTGGTGGGAGAAGTAGTTGGACGGTCTTATGGGTGTAATAAGTAATGCAGGCAGCTGGATTAAAAATACCTTAGGCGAAGGATATGACAATCTTATGAATTCAAAAGATACAATGCTACCTGAAGAAAGCAGTTATTCATTTGATAATAAAGAGGTTGGTTTTGGAAACTCCTCAGAAGGAGGTGGCAACTCAATAGACGCTTTAGACCAAAATAATATTAAGTCGGATGAGTTTAAAGCGGCAGTTACTGATGGCAAACATAGCCTTTTAGATGGAGCACTCAATAATTTTAATGTACCTGGAGGACCCTCTAAATATACTGGCTATAATCAAGTTGAAAAGAAAATGGATGAAAAGTTTGAAGAAGATTGGCAAGATGAGATGGATAGAGATGAAGAAATGCAACATAGAGCAGAAAACATAGGAAGATATGGTACTGACAACCTTGGTGATGTTGCAAAGCTTAATTTAGAAAAGCATAATAAAGCTCAAAATGATAAAAAGCAAAAGACTGGAGCAGTTTTAAGTGCGTTTAGTGATGCTTTTGGTAAGATGAGAAGTGATTTAAGAGACCCATATCTATATGACTCAGCTTCAATATTTGGAAAGGGAATTAATAGCTAATGTTTACTGGAAAAGCTTTACGCTTTTTAAAATTACAGCTTAATAGATTAAAAGTCGTAGATATTAAGGCATCTTGTCTTTTTATCTACAAATGGTCTAGAATGGTACGAGAAATCGAATCGGATAACAATCCTATGGCTGCAGCTAAAACAACTAGTGCTAAGGGTGTTTATCAATTTACAGATGATTCTGTACAAACAGCAAAGAACAGAATGTTTAATATGGGATTTTTTAAAGAGGATATAAGGGCAATACCTAGTAATCCTCAAGAATGGAACGATGAACAGGCAGATTGCATGTTTTTAGCTAATATGTTTGCTCAGAGAGGTTCTGATAAATTATTAAGTAAAGTAGCTTATGGAGACTTAGATGCTATGAAAGAGGCATATTACAAGTTTCACCACACAGACCCAGATAAGGCTACTATTAAAAGAGTAGAAAAACTAATGATATGAACGATTTTATGCAATGGTTTAAAAATATGTGGAATAATACTGATGATGACGGCTATAAAAAAGGTCTTAGAAGCGATATTAATAAAGTAGGAAGACATTTTACTAAAGCTGATAGTTCTCATTATGTTGATAATGTTGCAAAAGTATTAAAAGAGGACCCAAATAAAGTAGGAGATGCTTTTTCTAAAGTTATGGATTATTCTCTTGATTATGAATTAGAAGGGCCTAATGCTCGGCATTTTCCTCATAAAAATGAAATTGGTATAGATACAACAAGAGCTCCTGATTGGAGTTATCCTGGAGAATATCGTAAGCAAGGTATTAAAAATATTTCTGACGATACTTTTAATCCTAGTACTTGGAGGAGCAGTTTGTGGCATGAAGCAGGTCATGGTCTTTTAAAACAATTATATGGATACAGAAAAGAAGGACATCCTCAAAGAGGTGAAACTTTTCCTGAATGGATTGAAACTCTTTATACTGATTATATAGGTGGAGATAATCTTATAGGAGTTGGTGGTGTTCGAGGAGGATTTGCCGAAAAGTATGGCTCTGCTTCTTCTAAGATTGATGGGATTATAAAAGATGCTAAGAAAAAATTTGATAAAAAAGTTAGCAATAGAAGATTTATAAGAGGATTAAAAAGTAAATAAAATTATGGAGGTATAATGACTATAAGCAGTAAAATGACACAATATTTAATGAGAATCCTTAAAACAAAAGGTCGTAAAGCTTATGATGAAGCTGCAAAAAATATGCGATTAATATCACAAGGAGCAGAAGAGGGTCTTGAAGGCATGGCTCCAAGTAATTTGCCAAACGAAACGATGGCTAGTCTTTATAAACGTGTAGCGTCTGGAGATAAGGAAGCTATGAAGATAGTAAATCAACTTAATATTAAATCATTTAGAATGCAATCACCTGCTGGAAGCATTGGATACAATCCTGGTGCTAAGGTAAGTTCTAAGTTTGGAATAGGTGAGAACTTAACTAATGACGATGTCTATAGAATGTGGAAAAGAGGTGATATATCAAGAAAAGAACATTTAATGTTTACTAAGTTTGACCCTATGAAAATACAGAATATAAATAAAATAAAAACGCCACGTGAAAGAATACAAGAAAAAATAGACAAAATAAGCAACAATCCTGAACTTTCAAGAAATTTTACATCAAACTTACAAAGAAACGTAGACGAAAATATAAAAAAATACGGTAAGTAATGTATACTATAGATATACACCATAAGGGGGACAATGCTCCTACGACATATAAAATATTTAAAAAAGAAGAAGCAGATAGTGAGAATATTCAATACAAATACTGGAGAGAAGCGAGAGAGGGAGAATACGGCATATCGGACGACAATTACGTTGCCAAAGTCATCTCCAAGTCCGTTTATAACCCTACCAGCATTTATGTTCGCTATCCTTATGGCTACACTTTTTTTAATCCTAAGTATGAGTCTGTTAGTCTTAAGGCGAGTGGTCGCAAGTCTAATACGACCATTTCGGGAAAGACTCAATGGGAAGTCTTGTCTAACGGGCAGAAAATGAAAAACTTAGCTATGGTCTATGCACAGACTATGGATTACGATAAAGCAATAGAACACGTTCTAGATAATCCTACTAACAATCAAAAAGTTATGTGGAAGAGAAGAATGAAGAAGGAGAAATTTAGCGATATGGTTAGAGATGAACTACAAAAACTACTTCAAGAACATGGTTTAACGGAGGCTTATACTTTAGAATTACTTGAAGAAACTATAAAGAAAGCCAAAGATAAAGGTGATGTTACTAATTTAATGAGAGCTGTAGATAACTTGCAAGATATGCATGGAATGAAAGAAAAGCATCAAGTTAAAGTTACAGAGCAAATTGAAGCTACTAGCAATACCAAGCTTATTGACGAGTTAAGAGAAACCGAAGATAAGCTAATAGCTACTAAAACTACAATTACGGAGGAATAATTATGGCATACGGACCAGGAACATATGGAAAGAAAAGAGGTAGACCACCTGGAAAAAAGAATAAAAACAAAATGAAGAAGAAAAAGAAGAATAAGAAGTAATGAGTAAAAAAGTAAGTTGGATGTGGGGAGGAAAGCGATATAGTGGTACTCTTATAAGAGAGACTAAAACACATAAATACGCTAGAACTCATAACGGCAAAGTAAAAACAATAAAAAAGAAGTAATACTTGGACTACGAAGAAAAGTATGAGCAATTACAAGCTCTTAAAAAGCTAAAGAATAATATGGCTTTATTTGGAAAGTATTGCTTTCCAACAGCTTTAAAGAAAAGTACTCCTCCTTTTCATACTAATATTTATAAAGACTTAGCAAATGATGAAAAGAGAAGAGTATTGATAGCTGCACCTAGGGGTACGGCTAAATCTACTGTAACTACACTTATATACCCTCTATGGAGAGCAGCATTTAAAAAATCAGATGAAGAACTATTTATAGTTATTATATCTGAATCACAAGCACAGTCTATTAATTTCCTATCTCGTATTAAATATCATTTGACTTATAGTACTCAGTTTAAATCAATATTTGGCAATTTAGGTCCTGAAACAGCAAGTAAATGGACTCATACTGATATTGTGTTAGCTAATAACACTAGAATAGTTGCTGTTGGTACTGGACAAAGAGTTAGAGGGTTTTTGCAAGGAGATACACGTCCTAACTTAATTATAGTAGATGATTTTGAATCTGAGCTTAATGCGTATACAGCAGAAGCTAGAGCTAAAAATAGAAAATGGCTAACAGAAGCTGTAATACCATCATTATCAGATGAAGGCAAGATAGCAATGATTGGTACAGTTATATCAGAAGATTGCTTTTTATGCTGGGCAAAAGAGTCAAGTGCTTGGAATGTTCTATGGTTTTCTATATGGGACGACAATGAAAAGAGTATATGGCCAGAAAGATTTCCAAAAGAACGTATACTTAGCATAAAACAAGAATTTAAATCAGTTGGTAATATAAACGGATTTTTCCAGGAGTATATGAATATAGCTCAATCTCCTGATGATGCTCCCTTTCAACCTGCTTGGATTAAAATACACAACTGGGAGTATAAAAGAATACAAGGTCAGAATTGTTTAGTTCAAAATTATGGAGACAAAGAAAATGAAAAAATTAAACCTGTTGAATTGTATGCTGGTGTGGACCCTGCATCTTCTCTTAGTGCTAGGGCTGATTATTTCGTTATTAGTATTATCGGTATTGACAATGAAAATAACAAGTATGTTATTGACATCTACAGGAATAGGATATCTCCTGCCGAACAGCCTAAATTAATTATAGATTATTATAAAAAATATAAACCTAGAAGAGTTAAAATAGAAACAGTGGGGTATCAAGAAGCTTTAAGAACTGGTGTAAGAGAGATAATGAAAGAAGAAAATCTATATATACCAGGTTTAGAGTCAGGTGTCAAGCCTAGGAATGCTAAATCAGAAAGACTCTTGTCTTTAGTACCTATATTTGCAAAAGGGCAATTTTACTTTAGAGCAGAAGATACGCATGCGCAAGGAGAGTTTTTGTCATATCCTAAAGGAAAGCATGATGACATAATGGATTCTATATGGACTGCATTAGATGGTGCAAAACCATGCAGAAAGAAAGATTTTGAAAGAATTTCAGACGATGAATGGAGGAAACCGAATAAAAGTCTTGATTGGATGACTTTATAATTCGTAAATTACGTAGATGGAATATAATAAAAAAGACAATTTAGGAAATCCAGAAGATATAGTCACTGAAACGCAGGACTTGTATCAAAAGTATTCTTCTAAAAGAGATACTTGGGCTGCTCAAGCCAAAGAAGATAAAGAGTTTAGATTAGGCAAACAATGGTCATCTGAACAACGAAAGGTTTTAGAGTCAAGAGGTCAAGCACCTATTGTTATTAATAGAATACATCCTGCTGTTGAGTCAGCTAAAGCTATGTTAACTTCTAATAGGCCAGCATTTAGATGCGCTCCTAGAGAAGATTCGGATAATAAGATAGCTCAAGTTATGAGTAACTTGTTAGCTTATATGTACGACATATCAGATGGAAGGACAGTAGTTAGACAAGCTGTTGATGATTATTACGTTATGGGTGTTGGATATTTACACGTATATCAAGATTCTACTAAAGATATGGGGAAAGGTGAAGTATGTTTTCATGACGTAGACCCATTAGATGTTTATGTAGACCCTAACTGCAGAAGTAGGTTTTTTGATGATGCAGAAAATATTATTATATCAAAGCTTTTTACAAAAGAGCAGGCTATTAAATTATGGCCTATGTATGAAAAGAAAATTAAAAACGCTGGTGGAGGAAACTGGAGTAATGACTGGAATGCACCTGCAACTACTAGAGAAGATGATGGTCAGGTGACATTTCCAGAAGATGTAGGAAGATTAGATAATCAAGAATACATTAGAGGTTATGAAAGATATTATAAAGTAGATGTAGAGCAATTTAGAACATTTGAAAAGTTTTCAGGAAAAGAAGATTTATTAGATGAAGAAGAATTTAGACAATATTTACAAAAACCAGCTTATAGAATAAACGGTGAATTAATACCAGATGAAGAAAAGGCATTAAATATATATGCTCAATTAGTAACAAAGATGGACCAAATACATCTGCAAGAATTAAATATGATGAAAGAAGCTGGTTATGATGAAGCTAGTATTAAAGAGTATGAAGAAAAAGGTCCTCAAGAAGTGACTATGCTGAAAATGGTATATCACGATTTATTAAAAGAAGGTTTAATAGAAGTTGTTCAAGTAACAATGAAAAAAGTCAAACAATGTGTTATTGTAGGAGATACAAAATTATATTCAAGAATATTGCCAATAGAGCAGTATCCTTTAGTTCCTATAATGAACATTCATACAAGAACTCCTTATCCAGTTTCTGACGTAAGGCTTGTTAAAGGTTTGCAAGAATATATAAATAAAACACGTTCTTTGATAATTGCACACGCTACTACTAGTACAAATACAAAAATACTTGTCCCTGAAGGTAGTGTTGATATGAAAGACTTTGAAGAAAAGTGGGCACAACCAGGTGTAGCAATACCATATGACCCAACTGATGGTGCACCTATGCCAGTTCAACCCACTCCTCTTCCTAACGAGTTATATCAAAACGAAACAACTGCAAAGAATGATATTGACCATGCTTTAGGTTTATATGAGATGATGATGGGTAATTCTCAAGCAGCGCCTCAAACATATAAAGCTACTATAAGTATTGATGAGTTTGGTCAAAGAAAAATGAAGTCTAAGCTTGCCGATATAGAGGCAGCGTTAAGTCGTTTAGGTCAAGTAGCTATTCCTTTAATGCAACAGTTATATACTGAGCAAAAGATATTTAGAGTTGTTCAACCTAACAATTCTATGAGTGAATATATGGTTAATAAAAGAATGTATGACGACAAGACTGGTGAAATAAAGATTTTTAATAATATAGCTGTTGGGAAATATGATGTCATAGTAGTAACAGGTTCAACACTTCCGTCTAATAGATATGCGGAACTTGAATTTTATATGGACGCTTTTTCTAAAGGACTTATTGATAGACAAGAAGTTCTTAAGAAGACTGAGATATTTGATATGGAAGGAGTTATGCAAAGAACTGATACAATACAGCAATTGCAACAACAACTTCAAGGTGCTCAACAGCAGATTAAACAACTTAAAGGCGATATGCAATCTAGAGATAGAGAAGCAGTTAACCTTAGAAAGAGGATTGAAGTTGAGAAGTTTAAATCGAACATGGATGGTGTTAGTAATAAAGCTAAAGCAGCAGGTACGATTTATGAAAAACGACTCGATGACAGTCTATCCACTGTAAAACAGCAGATAAGAGATTCTGCGCAAAAAATAGGCTCACCCTCTGGTAGTGGAAAAGAGGCAGCTAAAAGGAGAAAGAAATAAAAATGTCACAAGAAAATATACAAGAAGATACCCCTCAAAGTAACGAACAGACTTTTCAAAGTTTGGAAGAAGCTGTCTTTGGCAGTGATGATGTGGTGAACGAAGGCTCTTCAAATATCAATGACGCTTTCACAACTGGTAATGAAGGTAATACTCAAGCAGCTCCAGAAACTGGACAACCTGTAGAAGTACAACAAGAAGCAACTCAAACACAAGAAGCTAGTAATGATGAAAAAAGATATCAATACTGGCAGTCACAAGCTGATAAGTTAAAAAGTGAGAATTCGAGTCTTAAACAAAGTCTTAATGAGGCTTTACCAAGAACTCCGCAAGACTTGCAACAACCTGAACAGTATGTAGACCAAAGTTCTGAAGAGTTTCCTGCACCTCCTGATAAACCAGAAAGACCTAGAACTTTTAATAGAGAAGAAGCGTATGCTGATTCTAATAGCGAAAGTGCTAGGTATTTAGACGAAGTAGAGGAATGGAGAGATAACATAAATGAATATAATACGTTAAAGACTCAATATCAAAGTGCTCTTATGGAAGAAAAATTCCAAGGCATGGAAAATGATAGAATAGCGGCAGCTCAAAGACAACAAGCTGCTCAGCAAAAAAGTGCTCAAGCTAATCAAATCAAAGAACATGTTATGGGGCATTACGGTATGAACGAGACTGAGACTGCAGATTTCATGCAAACAATGTCAAACCCTAATTCGTTAAACATCGATAACCTTGTCCAATTGTATAGGATTCAGAAAGGTGGTGCTCCACAGCAACCAACTACACCTGCGCCTAGTACAGCTTTTCAGCAAGTGCAAAAAGCACAGCAGATACCATCACCAATGGGAGTGATGCCTTCTGGGCAAAGCAATGCTGATACGCAAAGTTTTGAAGATAAGATTATGGATAATTTGATAGGGAATTTTAACAGTAAAAATCCCTGGAAGTAATTTTAATCTGCCCAACTAAAGGCATTTAATGCAGCTGAGGAAGGGCTAAATAGGAATGGAATAATGGCGAACGTTTATTCTAATAGCCAGTATAATACGGCCCAAGGTGTTTCTCTTGACGATACAAGACGTCAGTTTAACTTTGGAGACCGTGTTGCTGAACTGGCACCACAACAAAGTCCATTCTTCGTATATTTATCGAAGGTGGCAAAAAAAGCTACTAATGACCCTGTTTTTAAGTTTTTAGAACAGAGACATCAGTGGCAGAGACGTAATTTTGAAATGCATACTGCTTTTACAGCTAGTGAAGAATTTGCAGTTGCAGAAGTTTTAAATGACGCAGAGGATATTGTTTTTACTTGCAAATATGACGAATTTGGCAAAATAGCAAGTGCATCTGAATGCTCATTTTTATTACCTGGTCAAGTGATTGCACTAAAAGCTGATGATGGAGTAGTTTACTACTTACAAATTAGTTCTAGCGCAACAGTAGCTTCAGGAACAAGCCCAACTTTAGCTGGTACTACTATCGGTCATGATACAGACGATAATAAGACAACTATTGAAGGTCTTGCTTTAACAGCTATTGGAAAAGCTATACCTAATGGTACTGTATTTAGTATCGGTAATAAATGCCAAGTAGTTGGTAGTGCATGGGCTGAAGGAACTGATAGCGCACTTGGTTGGGAAGATAAATTATTTGACAGAGAAGGATATTGTCAAATCTTCAAAACTGGTATGAATATCTTTTCTGGAACAGCTTTAGCTACTGAATACAGAGGTATTGCTAATGAGTTTCAAAGAATCTGGCAAGATAAACTTATGGAACATAAGATGGATATAGAACAAGCTATGCTATTCGGAATGGGTGCAGCATCAAATGAAACTAGTGCGGGCACTGCTCCAACTAGATATTCATGGGGTATTATACCTTATACTGAAACTTATGGTAAAGTCTATAATATGTCTTATAGTTCATCTGGTTATGATGCTTTCTTAGATGCAATGGAAGATTTCTTTGCTCCTGAATCTGGTAACAGTGGTGATAAATTAGTATTAGCTTCAAGAAAAGTTATTACTTATTTAAACAAACTGGGAAGTGGAAGTTTTCTAAATAATTCTGTAGGTTCTTCTCAATATAGACTTGACGTAGAAACTATCCCTGGTGCTTTCGGGCATACAGTAACAATGGTAAATACTATATTTGGTAATTTACACTTTGTTCAAGAGCCTTTATTAAGAGGTCCTTGGGAAGACTACTGTGTTGCAGTTGATATGAAGAATGTAGCTTATAGACCACTAGTGGGGAACGGTATTAGTCGAGATACCTTTATTGAAACTAACGTACAAGACAACGGAGTTGACGGCAGGCAAGACCAAGTCGTTACTGAAGCTGGATTGGAAATTAGCGTTCCTGAAACTCACGCAATTCTTAAGTTTTCTTAATAGGAGGTAGATTATGGCTATTTTAGGAATAGGAAATGCAGCTGCTTTAGTTGGTTCAGTAGTTACAGATGGTACTACTCATGCTTCTAATGTAGGTGTTTATGGCAAATGGACTATGGCCACTGAAGAAGGTATATCTTACCTTTATCATGGTGAATTAGACCCATCTGACACTGATGCTATGTTAGTTAGTCCTGGTATTAAAGGAACTTGGGTAAATGGAAAAAAGATTGTAGTTGGCTTTAATATTACAACGGCTGGTGCTAATGTTACATCTGATTTTCATATCGAAGGTTCTATGGATGGTAAAAACTGGGTAATGATAGGCTCATCTCTTGATGACGATATTGAACCAGATGGTACAGGAGTTCAGCTGTATACAGCTGATTTGTCTGATTACACTTTATCATGGTACAGACTAGTGAACAATGACGGACTTGATGACCAAACAAATATAAAACTTAATTTTTTAGTTTCTGGAATAAATTCAGAATATGCTGAAGGGTTAGGTATTGAAGGCGTTAGTGATTCGTTTATTGGCGGTGTAGGAGTTGACCCATCATAGTAAGTGGTTGATTTATTAATAGTAGAGGGGGCTTCGGCCCCTTCTACACAACGTGGAGATTTTAATGAGTGATTTGACAATAACAAAGGGTGGTGTAGCCCAAACAGCAAAGTCAGGCACAAATATAAGAAAGGGTAGAATAATAAGAACACAAGTTGTTTCTTCAGCAACTGCTTTTAGTAGTGGAGATGTTATGTGTCTTTCTACTGAAATACCAAATGCAACAAGAGTAAAAGGTGGCACATCTAAACTTTTAGCTATAACCGTAATAGATTTATCTGGGACAATAGATAGTAGTGCTGGCAGTTTTAGATTTTTTCTATCAGAAAATCAAGCAAATATGATTAGCGCTATAAGCCCTGGTAGTAGCGGAGGAATTAGTATGGATGATGCAGCTGTTACTGCAGCAAAATTTACTGGAGCTGGTTTTTTTAGTGATACTAACATGGATTTTGAAATTGGTAGTGGAGCTAGTCTTACAATGACAGGTTTGACTGATGAAAATCATGAAAGAATGCCTATGTTAATACAAAGTGCAGAAAATTCTACAAGTGTTTGGTTTTCTTTAACTGCAGCTGATGCAGTAGATTTGGCTGGAGCAAATGATTTGACTCTTGTTTGGCATATAGAATATTTAGATTAAGGAGAAAAAATGGCGGCAGCTGTAAGTGAATGGACGATAATAGGAACAAATTCTGGCTCTCCTGCAGGCCAAGGTTTGAATGTCCCCGTAAATGCAGGAACAGCAGGAGAAGTTAGGCATGAATGCTTAATGTGGCTTGATGCTACAGCTAAAATTCCTACAAATAATTTTGATTTTCCAATTACTGGAGACTTTACTGTTGTTTTAAATGGAACATTAAATGAAATAACAGCAGATGCTGGTAATGTTGATGTAGACGTAGAAGGTTCTTTAGATGGAACTAACTATATAAAACTACAAGATTTAGTAACATGGAATGCAGGTGGTGGAGCTCAAGCAGAAACCGTTGCAATGGGCGTATATGATTATGATAGTAATGGTAGATTCCCTTTTATGAGATTAGCTTTAACGCCAGGAAGTGATGCAAATTGCACTGACGCAGCTAATCATGTTAAATTAACAGTTATATTACATAATGGCTAATAAAGTTACTATAGCAACAAATGCATCTGGCAGAGGAGGCAAATGGCTTCCTTATAACCATCAGCCTTTTTATTTAGGAGAAACAGCCGATGGAACAGGTTCTACTGATGGAGAAATTTATATAACTCAAACAACAGGAACTTCTGATAGAACTGTTAAAGCTACGGTTGTAGATGAATATAATTGTGATTTTTACTATACTATTAAATTTACAACAAATAGCGGTGCAGATGACTGGGTAGTTCGCAAGTATAATAAACTAAATGATAGTCTTGCTGATATAATATATGCAAGTACTATTACTGGAGGCAGCACTGGTTTATATTGGAATAGCAGTACTGCTGTATTAACAATAGATATTGGAATTATAGTTAGATTTGATACAACAAGTGCTTTTGATGATGGAGATATTTATAAAATAAATACACCTAGTGTAGAAACTATGAGAAGAAGAAGAATTTATCATGGAGGATATAGTTCTTATATAAGATTGCCTTATACAGAAGGAAAGGTATTTAGAACCGATATAATACCAACTAATTTAAAGAATGTAAATATAACTTGCTTAGCAGGTTTGCCTGGAGGTATTGTGTATAATGATATATTACCCTTAACAGCTGTAAATTCAAATGAAGACACCACAGGCAATACTGCTGTTACATTTGCTATGGAATGGAATACTGATGCAGATGGAGCTGAAAGTGATGATGCTAGTACAGATTTAACACCACCTGCTGATGAAACTTGGCAGATAGGTACAACTTTTGCTTATGATGTAAATCCTTTGGACCAAAATACACCAATGCCTGTTGTAGCACAATCTCCAGCAAGTGACGTTACTCCAGCTGATTATAATTCAAATGTAAATGCTACTACAATGTCAGGAAAGGCTGGTTACGGAAAAATAAAAGCAGAATTTATGAATTCTACAGGAAGCTCATCAATATTGGCGCACAATCAATGGTGGCCAATAACAATAATTTTAGGATAATAAGAGAGGAAATAAGTATGGATATATTTAAAATGATAAAAATGACAATGTCAAACTTTACTACTGATACAGCAACTGGATTGCCATCTAGAGATAGAAAGGGCATGAAAGTAATGACAAATAAATCTAAGGGTAGAGGTAAGTCAGCTAAAGCTACTAAAACTGAAGATAGAAGAGTAGCTAGAACTAGTAGATAGTTAGTGTCAATTAAAAAGAAAAGATTAGCTAATATATTTAGCACAAGCCCAGGAAATCCCTGGAATAGTAATGTTAAGCCTACTACTCGTAGAAGGCTAAATTTAAAGAAAAAAGGTAAATAATGGCAGCAACTATAGGTAATAGAATAACCGACTTAATAGGCAGTGATTATAGCTCTATACCAGCAAATAGTAAAGCAGATTTGATAAACGCAGCTATAAATGAAATAGCTGATATGCTACCTGCTGAATTATTGTTAAAATATGCAGTAAATCCTCAGGACTTAGATGAAAGCACTACTACTTGGACAACAGTAGAAGGTAAAAAGGTTTTACTTGTCACAAGATTAGATGATTCTAGTCCTAGGTTAGCAAGGGAATGCAGAGCTGTATCTATACAAGATTTTGAAAAAGCCAAAGATTCTGCTAGTATTTATTATGCTACAAAGCATACACCTGTTTATGCATATATAACAGATGCAGGGAATACAGCTTTAACAATACTTCCTGAGCCTATTGTGCATGAAGATGTGAAAGTTTATTATTTTGCTTATTTGACAAGTGACCAAGCTGGGTCAACTGCTATTACTGGATTTCCAGCAGAAGCGCATCAAGCAGTAGTATTAAAAGCTAGTATAAACATATTGCAATCTTACATAAGCGATTTTGTTCAAGATGAAGAAGACCAAGAAATGCAAGCTATGATTAACGGACAAATACAATCATTAGGAGCTTTATATACAGTAGAAATAAATAGGTTTAAACAGCCTGAAGCAACACCTAGAGGAGAATAATGACTACTAAAGAAATGATAGAATTAATACAACAACATCATCCTCATATAGGAGAGACTGAAGCTATAAAACTTTTAAACAGAGCAAAAGATGAATTTTGTGAAGAAACTGATATTTTTAAAAAAACAGCTACAATGTCTACTACAGCTGACCATAGGTGGTATGCTCTTCCTACTGGTTTATTAAAAATAGAAGAAGTATATGTCGATGATGTTAAAATAGGCAGATTGCAAGGCAATCCAAAAATAAATGATGAGAGTTAAATATGGCAGATAGAAAAGAATATTTTTATTTTATAGATAGTTATGTAGGCAGTGAGCAAATAGCTTTTGTTGAAAAAGGGTCAGTTACTAGAAATGGTTGGTCTTCTGAATATAAGACTATTCAATTAACTATGACTGATGCTGTTAGAATTAGAGGTTCTTATTTAGATGATGATTTGTCTACTAATGCAATGACAGGTACTTATTCTAATATACCTTCAAGGTTTCATGAAGGTGTAGTAAATAAAGCTATAGCTATAGGGTATAAAGACCCTAGACACCTAGAGCCTGAAATGGCTAGTTATTTTGAGAATGAATTTTTCAAAGTTTTAAAAAGAGCAAAGAAGTTTGCAAGAAGTAACTATCAATCAACAGGATTTATTAGACCTCAAGATTTTTAGTTAATAGGAGTTAGCATTGGATTGGATAGAGTTATTAGAAAGATATGGAGTTCCTTTGGTAGTAGCAGTTGCATTTTGGATGTTTATTCAAAAGCAGAACAAGTTTATACAAGACGAGCTTCAAAAAGAATTAAGAGAGTCATTTACAAGAGTTGAAGGCATTATTGTTAAGCTTATAGACCAGCAAAAAAAGATGCAACTAGAGCAAAAAGGAATTGAACAAAGTTATAGAACTCTTGTTGAAGTAATTGCAAAACTGTCGGGCAATGGGTTAAGAGATAAATTTTTAAGAATGCAGGAAAAAAATGAAAACAAAAAATACTGATGAGTATAGAGGTGCGGTAATGACGCACCTTAGTTATATTAAAGAGAAGGTTAATGCAAATTTTGAACATTTAGAAAGAGTTAATGGAAGGCTAAATAAAGCTGAAAATGATATAGTAAAGTTAAAAACAGTAGGCTTGACATTATTTTCATTGTTAACAATAGCAATTAGTTTAATAGGCGTTCTTCAATGATGGAACACTTTAGAGACTTATTATATTTTATGGCAGGTTTTATGACAACATTCTGCTTAGGATATATGCTCTATAAGGATGACAAATGATACAAGCAATTATAGTAAAGGCAATTATAGGAAAAATAATGCAAGCAATTGAAGAAGCTGATGACAAACGTATTGCAAAAAACCATGAGAAAAGAATTAAAAAGTTAGAAAAGAATTCACATCCAAGAGCTGATTGGGTTTGTATGGATTGTGGATGCAAAGCAAAGAAAGTGGAAAAACCAACTAGGAGAAAGAATGGGTAAATTATTAGGAGCAATTGCAACTAAGTTACTTAGTGAAAAAGTATTAATAGCTATAGTCATGAAACTTGGAGACTGGTTAGTCAAAAGAAGTTCTAATGACTTAGATGATAAAATCTGGGCAGAAGTAAGCAAAGCTTTAGAGGAAAATGCTTAAACCTGGTTTATCTAAAGATAGTACTAGACTAGTTATGCTCGAGGATGTTATATCTACTGATGGCAAATTAGTAGAGAACTTGCTTGATTTGTCTGGCGGAAATTCAAAGCATGTTTGCAAACAAAAACCATCTTCATGTCCTAAATGTGAATCTCCAGAAGTATTAGGAGTTGAAATTATAGGAGCTTATGATGGCATATTGTTTTGGGAATGCGATGTCTGCGAGCATACAATTCTTCGATTTAAAGAAGAAATAACTGAGAAATATCTTCAGTTAGCGAAAGGATTATGGACTAACCCCGAAGATTGGGGTTATGTTCCTCGTTCTAAATTTAACTAGGAGTTTTTTGATATATGAAAAAAACTAAAAGCGGAGTGCTAAAGCGAGCTATAGTAACTCCAGATAAGCATGCGCCTATACACGATAAGGCAGCTATAAATGTAGTCAAACAGGCTATAGAGCTCGTAAAGCCCGAAATATACGTTGATTTGGGCGATTTAGGTGAGTTTGGTAGTGTATCGCATTGGCAATGGAAACGTAAGAAAAAACCACCATTAGAGTACATTATGCCTAAAGTAGATAAAGACATAGCGGGAGTGAATGCTTTATTAGATGAAATTGACAAGTCTTTAGACAAAGTCAAATGTAAAGAAAGACACATTTGTGCAGGGAATCACGATGAATGGTTAGATAGATTCGTAGAAGAGCATCCTTACTTAAAGGGATATCGTTTTGAACAAGCATGTAAGTTCAAGGAACGAGGATACAAATATCACCCACCAGGTGAGTATCTTAAAATAGGAAAGCTCTATTTTTATCACGGGCATCATTTTGGTGGTCAATACCACGCAGCGAATCATCTTAGAAAATTAGGTGCCAATATAATATACGGCCATCATCATTCCCTGCAGCAAGATAGTGTGACTTTTATGGATGGACCTAAGTCAGCATGGTCGTTAGGATGCTTAAAGGATATGAGTTCAGAAAAGAACGCATGGCTGGGTGGAAGACAGCATAAATGGGCACATGCTTTTGCGATAGTAGATTTTTATAAGGGCGGTAAATTTACCGTAGATATAGTACAAATAATAGATGGGAAAGCAGCAGTATGGGGAAAACTACTAGACGGGAACAAATAATAATAGTACCAGAAGATTATTGGACAAGTACTTTGTCTAATATAAAATGGGTAGTAAAGGAGAAAAATGCCAAGAAAACTTAAAGAGATAAAGGCTTTTCAATCAGGAACGATACATAATGCATCTGAAAGAGATATATCAGATGATACAGCTTCGTTTTCTCTTAATATAGACCCTATGTCAGAAAATGGTACTCTTGATGCAATTAAAAATGACAAGATGATTGCATCTACTGATAATAAATTGACCAACTCTTTATACCCAGTAAACTGGGGTTCTACAAATCAACATGAAGCTAGTGCTAATTATAACAGGTCTTCTGTTATATTGCCCGATATAAACATATTTGATACTGGATATGAAACTTCGGATTTAGCTTTTATAGGAAGCAAAGGCAGAAAAGAAAGATTGAAAATATTAGGAGTATCTCCTTGGTGGGAGCGTATTACAATGTCAGCTTCATTAAGCGCTTCTTTTACACCTACATCTGCAGTTACGGCTACTCAAGATACAATACCTTATTTAACACAGACTAATGCTATTGGAGGCAATGCAGCAGCAGGTAATACAACTATATCAGGATTTACAGATGGTACAGCTACTATACAAGTAGATACAGACGACCCTTCTACATTAGCAAATAAAACTATTATTATAACAACTCCTGATAATACTACTAAAACATTTATAATAAAAAATTCTTCTGGAACAACTGGCACAGTAGACGGAAGTGACCAAGTGCAAATATTTTGTCCTACTGCAACAAGTCACGATACAGATGATGAAATAGCTGCTGAAATAGAAATTGGAATAGAACATGCTAATGGATTTGCTGGAAAAATTGCTGTTAGTACTGCTGCAGATATATGTACTTTGACTTATCTTCAAAAAGGATTAAACGAGTATGTTAATGAAGGAGATTTTTTAGCCCTACCAACTACAACTCTAGATGCGTCTGCAGACGAATTTATGAAAGTGACAAGTATAGATGAAACAAATAAACTTATATATGTAAAAAGAAATGTGTTTGGAACTTCTTTAAAATCATACACAACTTCAACATCTTACCAGCTTTGGGCTAATAGGATAACTATTGATGGACGACAATTAAGAACTCAAAGAGCAATAGTATCTTTATACAATTGGAGCGATTACTCTAGTAATAATATAGGTGGTAATGGTAACTGGATAAACAAAGCAGGTACAGCTAATGATAAAGAGAATTTAGGTGTAATAGATACTAGTGCAAGTACTCAAACTATTACATTTTCTAATTCTGCGAAAACTGTATCGTTTAATAATTTAGGTGGCGGTAATACACTTGCATTCAACGAAGGCGATATTGTAAACTTTTATTATGGAGCAGATGGTGAAGACGAGCCTAATAATGGCAAATCATTTAAAATATTAAAGAGTGAAAGAACAGATAGTAATGCTGATTGGACTTGGACATTAGATACTGCTCCTACAGATGATACTGAAACTGCAGACACAGTATACATAGAAGCTAATCTTATTAAGAATCATACATTTCATCACGCATCTGACGAGGTTAATCCCACTGTAAATGTAGGTAGTGGTTTGTCTTATGTAGTCAACAATTGGGCATCTAAAAGATATTCTTATTCAGATGCTGGTGGAGGAGAATCTGCTAGTATGAACAATCTTTATACTACTGCAGGAACTAGTTTAATTGCAAGAGTAAATACTGGAGGTTATTGGGAAGATACTACTGCAGACCATGGCGCAGATAATGCAGCGTCATACTACCCTTTTAGCACAGATGATGCATATGTAAGAATAGAAGCAGAGTATAAAGATACTACTTTAAATTTAAGCACAGCAGTTACAATAGATGATAACTTTATACCAGCAGGAGATTTATCTAAAATAGCAGTTAATGATATACTAAAAGTCAATAGTGAATATATGAAAGTACTATCTATGACTAATAATAAAATATTTGTAGAAAGAGGCTTTTTAGGAAGTACTATAGCAGCACATAGCGCATCTGATGATGTACATAAAAGTATTAATCCTTTAATAAGTCAAAGCATATCAAAAGACAATTTAAAATCAGGACAATTTTACAACTTAACCTTTCACGCAAAAGATTTATATAATGGTTCTGTTGTAGGACACGGAGCTGTTTCTGTACAAATAAATGGCGGATATATAGAAAAAAGTGGTAATTGGAAATCAAGTAGTTCAGATGCTAATATGGGGTATGTAACTAACCCACAGAATGTAATGCAAGAAAATAGATGGATAAATTTTAAAGACATAGAAAAGCCTAATACTGATTCTGCGTTTAATGCTGATGACACTATATCAGATTCAGGATTAGATACAACATGGAGAATGTTTCAACTGCCTATTATCTTGCCAAAAAACATTGATTTAAATACTGATTTAACAATAGAGTTCACATCTAGAGGAGCAGATGGAACACAAATAGGTATAGATTTAACTGATTTATCAGAAGTAAATCATATATCTGTTGTAAATAATTCATCTAAAGTAGAGTCAATGGGAGTTATAGATAACTCTGGAAATAAAGAATTAGTATTATTTGACAGTAAAGAAAAAAGATTAAAAACTATAAAGAACTATAACCAAAACAACTCTCTTCCATTTTCAATAGAAGATGATATAGAAAAATCTGTTTATGCATCTTCTGAAATTATATCTAGAGATGGAAAAGCTAGCTTTATTTCTAGGAATAGAGAAGTTCATGTTGGGTTTGGCTCAGGTTCTGACGATACTTCTCCACAATGGCTAGGTTACTTAAATCACAAGACATTTGGCATTAGTAATGATAATGTTTTATATCAAGATGAAGACACTGTACATTCTTATGATAGTGTTGGATTAACATCAATGTCTAAAATAGCATTAGCTGGAGAACATGAGAATCTAACTTGCAGTTTATCTAGTGACGTGCTAACTATAACTCACACTAGACATGGTTTGTCAAATGGTAATAATATAGTTGTAAGAGAATGGTTGGATACAGATAATAGTTGGGATGGAAATGGAGTATGGGTAATTACTGATGCAAGTGCTACTAATTCATTTGAATGTAAAAGAATTGATACTTTAGACAAAGACCCAGGCAGTGGACCTGCTGGTAATAAGATATCTTACAGACCTTATTATTACTATGGAATAAGAGATGGCGATTCTCACTTATATAGAATTATACCAGATGATGTATATACAGATGCTAGTACTGTATCAACAGTATATGTTAGGGGGATGATAGAAAAATCACTACCTTTAGCGTATGTACCTACATCAATAGCTACTTGCTATAACAAAGATACATCTAATGGTATTGGCGGGGGAAGGGTATATATTTTAACTTTATCTGGAGAAATAAGAGTTGTAAATATAGAATTAGCTTATAACAAATGGAGCAAGGAAGTTTTAACAGGAATTGCAACAATAACTCCAGAATACAAATCTTATAAATGGTCAAATGATAATATAAATGGAAATATTGGAGGTGATACTGCTGTGTATGAATCATTAGCTTCTGAAAGTACACCTACAATTGCTCCTAAAGGGATGATATCTGATATAATAGAAACAAAAGGTACTACAAAAGATTTTGATTATGATGCTACAGGTCAACAAGATTTAGACCATTTTGATACAAGATTGTGGATTCAGTTTAGACCTGCGAGTGATGAAACTTTTACATCAGGTGATAGATTTTTATTTTGTGGTTTAAGCAACAGTACAAACACAGATGCATCAAGCACTATAAATTTTGGTGACAGAACTCCTCCTACAGGAGTTACTTTTCCTAAAAGAACTAGATGGATAAAAAGTTCGTTTGAAAATGACCATATGTTTCACTGTGGGCCAGGATTGTGGACTACTTCTTCTAGCTATGACAGTGGCTCTGATATGGGGGATTTTGACACAGATTTACTTCAAAAACATTCTTTATATAGAGGAGTAAGGCATGGAGGCTCTCATTCAGTAGGATATAAAAGAGAAAAATTTTACAATTATAGTGTCAGAACAAGTGAAGATGATTATACAAGTGAAGCAGATATAGATGGAAGTTTTCCATATACTAATCCTGATACAGGTGTAGTCACAAACATTAATCTACTTGCACCTAATTATGACTTTGGCAGCAATGTTAGCTGGGAAGGAGAAGGAGGAAAGTTAGCATCTATAAGAGTTGCTAAATATGGATTAGTAGGAATGGCTGATAATAATTGCGATGGAGTTATAGACGGAACAGGTTTAGTTACTTGCAGTAATCAATCATTGACAGGAACGGTAACTCATACTGGAGATGCAAGTGCTCAGAATGTAGGTCCATATGGCTACGAACATGAACAAGTCTGTTCTCATGCTGTAGGTTTAATAGGAGGTTCTGACATACCTTGGGTTAAAGATTGGGGTTGCGTTACTGGTAGAGCAAGTAGTTATTTTAAAGGAGTTCCTGGTAGAGCTCCTGAAAATATGAAAGCAGAAAAAGTTTTATTTATATGTTCTGATGTGCATTTTGGAGATAAAAAAATATCAGCAGCAGCAGGTGTTATACAAGTTGAAAATAGTTTTATAGATGCTCATGAATTAGTTTCTGGAACAGCTACTTCAGGAACAAAGGTAGAAATTCCTAGTACAAAAGGATTAAAACCTGGAGATTTAGTATATATAGGAGGTTTAGGCACTGGAACTATTACTCAAATATTAGATGACGACCAAATTATTATAACTACAGCATATGATGCTGCAAAAGATAGCTCAGCTGCAGATGTATACCCTTTTACATTTAATTATTATGATTCAACTGGTGCAGTAGGGACTAGAAGTGGAATAAAGTACCAACATTATCATTTTGCATTTAATCAAGAAGAACCATTAGATGGAGAAATATTTACAGATGGAGAACAAGGTGGTGGCCATTATTCTAAAACCTGGTGGAGTTTACATGACGCAGCGTATAGAACTTTAAGTACTTCAGGTAATACAGAGTCAGCAATTAAACATAGAGTAGAAAGATTAAATTACAGAGCTGGCTATATGATTAGACCATTTGATTTGGCTGAAAATACATTTGAAGATTTAATAATAGGTAGAGGTACTTATATAGATTCGCCTGTAAGACCTAATCCTATATATCACGTAGAAAATGGTAGTGCTACTCACAACAACCAAGGCGGTAATGTAAATAATCAATTTGCTAGTAAAATATTTATTACTTCTCCAATGGAAGAAACTCAAGATGAAAGCAATAAAAGTAGATTATATGTATGTGACCCTACATTAGAATATCCTGATGTATTATCACAAGAAGTAAAAAATAGTTATAAAAGAGGTTCTAGTGCTACTTTGACTACTAATGAGTTTAACGAGCAATATACTTCATTTGAGCCGATATTATCAGGCAAAATAACGTCATATATAACAAGTCAAGCAACTACTACTAATGTACACAAAAACGCAGCAAATTGCCCTGTTATTGAGATTACAGGCTCAGAATGCGAATTGCATGGTAAGAATAAATTTATAGAGATGGGTGGCGTAGAGAATGGATTTTCTGGACAAATGATTACTATAGTAGACGCTGTTACAGGTACAATGCAAACTAGACAAATACTATCTTCTGTTGTAAGTACAACATTATTTTTAGGAGTGCATTTTCCATTTGGACATGCTCCAGCAAATGACGATTTCTTTTATATATGGTCGCATAGAAATGCTTGTACATCTCCTCTTAGATTGTTTAAAGAAAAAGAATTAGATTATAGTTTTAACTTAGATGGAGACAATACAGTTGCTTTAAAAGCAGACCCTACATTAGGTGCTCCTATATATAAAAGTACTGGAGCTATAGCAAGTACAAGTGGCTCAGGCACAGTTCTAACTGTAACTACTAGTGCTATACACAATTTATCAACAAATGATGTTATAGAAGTAAGTGGTAGTTCTAGTTATAACGATGTGTTTAAAGTAACTGTAACTGACCCTAAGAAATTTACATTTAGTCATACTGGCACTGCTAACGAAACAGGTACATGGACTTTAGTAGAATTAGGAAACAACGATTCTTCTGTATCTAATCCTGTTAAAGTAGATTCAGCACAACCTTTAATATTATCTACGTTTGGCGGATTGGATATGAGAAAAACAAAATCTTATGTTGGAAGAGATGGAAATCCAGGTATAGATGCTGCTGTTTCTAGCGGAGAAGCTAGAGTTTATTTAGACGCAAATCATTTAATGGCAAATGGAGATACAGTCACTATTAATGCTGGAGAAGGAACTTTAGACGGAATTTATAAAATACAAGATGTAACAGGAGTTCAGTTTGATGTATTAAACGCTAACTCAACAGACGATAATGCAGATGATATTCCAGTTACTACTAATCAATGGGAAAATATTGTCATGAGTACATCTGGTGTTGGAGCAGCTGCTGAAATAAGAGCTGGATTTAATGCTTGGGATACAGGACAATCGCAAGGTAATGTAATTAGAACTGATAATGATACAGCTTCTGCAGCAAATAAATATCTTAATAGCACAGATGCGGCTGTTAAAATATCTAGTCCTTCTTTAGGAGATGAGACAGGTGATTACTTCTTAAAGAACAATCGTTATGATTATAAAATATCTTTAATGTATGACGGTTATCAAGAAGGTCCTTTGTCAAATTCTACTTGGTCCTTTAGAGACACAGATAAAACAAGGAAAGCATTAAACATAGAAATATCTGTATTGAATTATAGCAGAAGATTAACAGCAGTATGTTTGTATAGAAGAGATAATTCTAATGATTTTTTCAGATTAGTAGAGCAAATCACAACTATTTCAGGATGGAATTATGATGGAACAGTTTATAAAAGAACTATAGAAGACAGAGGCCCTGTACAAGCAAGTTACAATGCAAGAACAGGTAGAAGCGAAGTTTTAGATACTATTAAATTAAAATATGGAATATCTGCAGAAATAGATGGATTTTTATTTGCAGGAGACTGTTCTCACGAAAATATAGACAATGCTGAAAATCAGATATTTAGGTCTAAGCCTGGGCAATTCAGTGTATTTGACTATGCATTTGACTTTTTACAATTAAAATCTAAGCCTACTGCATTAGTTAATTTTGGTGGAAGGTTGTATGCGTTTGACAATGTTAATACATATAGAATAAATCAAAGAAGTATGAGCATTGAGGACATATACGAAGGAGTAGGTTGTTTGTCTAAAGATAGCCTTATAGTAACAGAATATGGTATGTTTTTTGCTGATAAAAATGGAGCTTATTTTCATGATGGAAACTCTCCTAAAAAGATTTCTGGAGCCATAGAACAAGGTGGTGATACAGATAATGAATGGGGCGGTACTGATAATATTAAAGATATAAGTTGGCAAAGTGTAGTAGGTAATGAGCTTTCTAAAATTCCTTATGTATCTTATGACTCTGCATCGTCTAGTGTTTTATTCTTTGTATCTCATATAGACTATGATTCTAATACAGCTTTAACAAAAGAAAAAGAGTTTTGCTGGTCATATAACTTAGGAAAAAATAGATGGGATTTATGGGAGGTAGGTGAAGATGTTTCTGTAGGTGTACCATTAATAGCAGACAAGGGAGCAGTATTAATACCTATAAACAATGCATTATACGAGTTTAAAGGTGGCAATACTAAAAGAGATTATACTTGGCTTAGTAAGAAAATGACTATGGAAGAAGATTCTATATTAAAAGTTTATAATAAAGTTAAAATCAATGGAATACAAGATGATTTAAATTTAGGTGGTAGTTATAAAGAGAGTAGCGATAGATTACTTGTTAAGACAAGTGAAGGGGATATATCTAGCTCTGATGTAACTTACAAATCAAAACCTGGTAATCACTCAGAATATAGACTTAAAAGCACTAATAAGAAAGGCAGGTGGATACAATTTAAATTAGAAGATATGACAAAGCCTATCGACTCTATAGGTATAATTTATAGAAGGAAATCTACTAAATGATAAATAATCGAGAAAGCGAAAATGCAATAAGAATATTATCTAAAGTATCAACATTTGACGATGTTCAAAAGTCATTACAAGAAATAGAAAAAGCATTAAATGATTTGACTATATCTGTTTCAAATAAAGCAGAGACCGAAATATCAGACGAAGAAGGAAAGACTGGTGATATTCAAATAACTCAGAATAAAGATAAAAGCTATACTTTTGAAATAAGAACAGAAGAAGGTTGGAAAACTCCAGTAATAGGGGATAGTGCTGTTAAGTTTAAAAGCAAACCTGCATTTAAAGACCAAGATAAATCTATTGACGAAATAGAAACAAATGATACTACTACAGGTGATAAATTAGCAGAACAAACTATATATGATGAAAAAGCTGATAAATTTATAATGGCTAGAGCAGATTATGATAGTGGTTGGCAAACATGGACAAGAGCAGACCATGATACAAATGCAGATTCTCCTCTTAAAATAGAGCATGGATTAGGAGTTCTTCCTACTATGATAATAGGCTATTTTGCACCAGGCCAAGCTACAAACGCAGTAACTTTTTTTACGCCTATAAAAAATGGAAGAGGCCATAACTATAATGATGGTTTAGGTTTGTTTGTAGACGATACAAGAGTTTATCTTTATGGAGGAGACAGTTCTTCTCTTGCAGCAATTCCATTGCCATCAGCTACTAGTAATTGCGATGGCGAGCAATGGCAAGACGGAAGTGTAAGAGTTTTGATATGGAAATAACTTGTTTTACAGCATTAAATATGCGTATATTATAATGATAAAATCTAGGAGGATTTAATGGGTTGGTTTAGTGATGCATTATTTGGGGAAAGAAAAAGGATGGACCCCAATATAATTAATAGTCATATGTCTAAATATGATTCAATGGTTGATGAGCAAGAAAAGTTTGCTCGTGATGCTATGGACCCTAATTCTCAAAGAAATAGGCAACTACAAAGCCAAGTAAGACAACAAAATTTTGATATGGCTACAGCTCAAAATCAAGGGCTGATGTCTGCAGCTGCTATGGGTAATGTATCCCAAGGGCAGTTAGCAATGCAACAATCTGCTAATATGAGTACTTCAAGAAATCAATTAGGTTCTCAGATGCAAGGATTATTAAACTCTCAATTTAATACTGGAATGAGTATGTTTGGAGATTCTATGGCATCTAGAAGAGACCAAGGAGAAAGACAGTCAAATATGTATATGCAACAAGTAAATGCAGCAAATGAAAGACGTCAACAAAACGTAGGCATAGTAACAGGATTGATAGAAGCAGGATTAGGTGCTGCTGGTTCAGCAATGGGTAGTGATATTGCATTAAAAGAAAATATTGAATTAGTAGACAAATCACCCTCAGGTATAAATATATACGAATTTGACTATAAAGATAAATCTTATGGAAAAGGTCGTTATAAAGGCGTAATAGCTCAAGAAGTACCTAATGCTTCATTCTTAAATAAAGATGGCTATTTATGGGTAGATTATAACAAATTAGATGTAAATTGTGAGAGGATAAGTTAATGTCAAATGGTATAGATTTTTCAGGTTATGCAAGAAGTTATGCAGGAGGCGCTCCTGATTTAAGAGGTATAGGTGAGAACTTAAGTAGAATAGTAGACGCTCATGGTGAGGCTAGAAAAGCTAATATACAAGCAAAATGGAATAAGCACATGGAGTCTCAATTAAATACATTTGAAGATTTGGCTTATAAAGATTTAGACCAATTGCTTATGCCAGGTGGTTTGTTATCAAAGCCTTTCGGAACTGCTGGAAGAGCTTATTTAAATGCAAGACAGCATTTTTTAGGAGGTACTGATGCAGAGGGTAATAGATTAGCTTCTACGGCAGGATTAACCAAAAAAGAGCAAAAAGAAATACAATCTTCTCCATTTTTAAATCCTATAGCTTATAAACAACAATACGATGAAATGTTTGCAAGTTACTTGCCTCAAATTATGAAAAAGATGGAGCAGTATCAAGAAGATAAAGGATTATCTGCTAGAGAAATGCAAATGTTTGTCAATAATAATCCACATTTAAAAAACTTTTTAGCAACTTATGCTCCAGAAGGAAGTCCTTTGCAAATGGCAGCTCAAAGTTATGCTCCTGAAGGATTTATAAGAGGAGCAGTGTCAGGTGCAATGGGAAGTGGTTTGCCAGAATTAGTTGGGGGTACTGCTGCAATAAGAGCAGCTGGAGCTGGACTCGCAAGATATAGAGGTGAAAGCGATATATTAAGAACAGCTCTTTCAAAATTTGAAAAAGATATAAATCCTTTTAAGGTTCAAAGCGGTAGAGCTGGACGTTCTGAATGGATTAAATCAGCTAAAGGGCAAAAAGCATTAGCAGACACTCTTAAAAAAATGAAAGGTAAGGCTGATTTTACTGGTAAAAAATCAAGAAAAGCTGATAGAAAAAGAATAAAAACAGCTCAAGATATACTTAAGAAAGCACAAGAAAATCTTAAAAAAACTAAACCAAGTGTAGCATCGGCAAGTAAAAAGTATGACAAAGCTTTTAATAAATTTAAATCATTACATAGAAGTCCTAGTGAAGTTACTAAAGCTAAATTCAATAATACTGAATTAGGTAAAAGTTTGCTTGAAAAAGCTAAAAAAGCTGGTGCAAAAGTTAAGACAGCAAGCAAGTCTGTTAAAACTGCTACTAAGGGTCTTACTTCGGCAAATAACAAAGCTGTTACTAAAGGAGCAAAAAGCTCAATGAAATACTTAACTAGATATGCCCAAATACACGGAAGAGGACAATTAGTAAAATTACTAGCAACTAAATTACCAGCAAGAACAGCGGCAATGATGGGAGCTAGAATGTTAGCTGGAGGAGCTCTTACTGGTTTTACTGGAGGATTAGGCACAGGCCTTGGATTGGCTATGAATGCTTATACGATATATCAATTAGGAATGATTGCTAAAAATGCTTTAGAAGAAACTGGAGGCATAAGAAGACCAGATAAGATGGTATTCGGAGGAAGATAATGTGGCTATACCACAACAGCAAATACCTCAGCAACAGGTAAATCAGCAACAACAGCAATGGCAGCCTACTTACGATGCTAAAAGAACTCGTGAGCTTATAAAAGCTTATGATAGAACTCCTCAGAGATTCCAAGAACAACAATTAGACGAACTTAGAAATCACGCTATGTATCATAATGTTCCTTTTTATGAAGGGGACTTTTCTATATTAGAAGCACTACAACAAGCTGGTGGTGGCTTTATAGAAGGTTTTACAACATTAAGAATAGCAGACCCACCTGATAACGAATATGAAGCAGTAGCTAGAAATATAGGTCATTTGGCTGGATTTGTTCCAGGTATACTAAGTTCTCCACTTAAAGCATTAGGCGTAATGAAAGCTGCTCAACGTGGTAGTCAGCTTGCTAGAACTGCTGTTGGCCTTACTCAACTAAAATCTATTCCTATGCTAGCCGCTGATAAAATAACTAAACTTGCAAAGAAGAATATTGTTAGACCTGTTTTACAAGGAGCTAGGAATTCTAGATGGAAAGCAGCAGATGAGGCTTCTAAATTCTTTTTAAAAGACAAAGCCGCACATATAATGGAAGGAGCTTTTCATTTAGGAGCTGCTAGTGCAGTATCTTCTGTGTGGGATGGCGTTGACCAAATGATGCATAGTTTTATGGGTGGCGCTGCTGCTGGTGGTGTTTTTAGAATAATTGGTAATGTGGTGCCTGGTACTACTACTGGAGATAAATTTATAAAAGGTTTGGCTGGTTCATTGTTTATGGGACTTCCTACTACAGCTAGGGGAGCTACAACACCCGAACAAATATATGAGTATTTGGCTGGGGCATATTTTGGCTCTAAAGAAATGCCTTGGTTTAAAATGCAAGCTGTAAATAATATGAAAGAGTTTAGGAAGGCTATGAGAAAAGACCCTAAACTTGATAATGAAAGACAAGTAAAAGATTGGGAAAGGTTTGAAGAGTTTCCTGAAATTGTAAGAAAAGAAATGGTAGAGTTAGGCAAAATAGAGCATGGTACTAGAAAAAGTAACTTAGCTCAAGCAGAACTTCTTATGGACTTGCATGGCATAAAAGACCAAATACCTAAAGAAAATTTAACTACAGATGGGTATAAAGCTTTGTCTGCTATTAGAAGAGGTATACAAAAAAGAACTAAATATAAAGCTGATGATACTTTAGGAGTAGCTTTGTCTGGAGGAGCTAAAGGGGCTGATAGACTATGGAGTACCGTTTTAAGTAAAAAAGGTTTTGCAACTATACATATGATGCCAGAAACTACTGCTCATAGAAAAACAATACCAGAGTTTTTTGAAGCTTTAAAAAAAGGCAATGTAAAAGGTGTTGATAGAGGAGTTAGTAGCAAAGAATTATTAGAAGCTGGTTCAGCATTAGAAGAAGCTAATAGAACTTTAAAAAGAGGCGAAATAACCAAATATGGTGATTGGGCTTATGAATTAATAGCTAGAAACTATTTTCAAATAAAAGGTGCTAATTCTGTATACGCTGTTGCTGAATTAGAAGGAAATAAAAGGACAGTAAAAGGTGGTACTGGTTGGGCTGTTCAAATGGCTTTAGACAAAGGATTGCAAGAAGTTTATGTATATCACCCTCCAGAAAAAAGTTGGTTTAGATGGACTCCTGAAGTCAATAGATTTAAGGCTATAAACTACACCCCTAAATTAAGAAGAAATCCTGCTGTAATAGGAAGTAGAGAAATACGAGCAGGGTCCCCTGAACATAAAGCTATGATAGCTGTAGCTGATGCAACTTTTGGAAAAAAGAAAACTCCTACTAAAGATAAAGGCTTGACTGAAGAAGAAACTAAGTTAATGCATCAAAGAACTTTAGAAAATGTAGGTGAGTTAAATAGACAAATAGATAAAAAGAAACTTCTTTTAAAAGACGTAAGAGCTGATTTAAAAGATGCTAGTTTAGGAAAAGTTAGAACAAGAGAGCTTGCCCAACAAGAAAAAGAATTATCTAAAGAAATAGATGATATATATAAAGATATACAGTTTAAACATAAAGGGTTAGAATCTACACAGTATATTGATATGACAAGTGGTATTATTATAAATGATATTGACACAGGTTCTACTCCTCAAAACAATACTTTAATGAAAAAAGGAGAAATGTTTTCTAATAATCATCTGAAAGAACTATGGGACAAAGATGGTGTTGGGCAGAGTAAAAGAAATAGTATGCTAGATATGGGTAAAGTAGTAGATACTATTGTTAGAAAATACTCTAAAAAAGGTGATAAAAATGTAAATATAGACCAAGCTGTTAAAGTTATGGAAAGAGTTTTTAGTACAAATAATAAGAAATTCGAGTTATCTGAAAAAGGAAAATTAGAATTAAGGAAATGGATTAGAGAAGCTAACCTAGGCAAACAAGTTATAAAAATTAAAACTACTGGGGGAGCAAATGAAGCTCCAGGTTTTACAAATCCTAACAGGCCTACAACTGCTACAGGTATGTCAATAAGACAAGTAGAATCTCCTAAGATTTTGGAAGAAGTTTATTTAAATGAAGGCGGAAAGCTTGAGAAAGGAGCTAGCAAAAGTCCTATTGTTATATTTGATACTGTAGCTAGAAAAAGTAAACGAAACTTTACTATAGACGTTCCTTTAAATAGATTAGCAAAGCACTTGCAATTTAATGAAATAGACCCTATTACAAAAAGAAGATATACAGAAGAAGATGCTGAAAAAGCTGCAGATAATATTATAGGCGATATTATAAGAAAAGTTTATAAGTCAGACAATTTATATCCTTTTGGTGGACAAGGAGATAAAGGTAGAATAGTATTTGCCAAATTACATCCAGCTTTAAAAGGTGAGAATACTACAGGTATTAAATTGCAATACAGACAGCTAATAAACGCTATAAGAAGAGGAACTAAAGATAAGAATATTCTCGCTAACTTAAATAGTGAAAAAAAGCGTATGGAGTTTTGGTATGGTGTAAAACCAGAGGATTTTGAAAGAATGGTAGTATCTAACATGAGATATGATTTGTCTTTAAATGGATACAAATTTACGCCTGAGAACATAAATAAGATAATGGGCGATGGATTTATAGGTAGTGCAGTAGCGTTTAATAAAAGACATCAAATATGGATGACAAATGGATATGGTGGTAGTAAAGATTTTATTAAAAATGCTGTAGATAAAAATGGAAAAATTATATTAGATGATTTGTCTCCTAGAGGTAATGTAAAATATATGTTAGTAGATGACCCCCTACTACCAGATGCTTTAAAAAAATCTGTATTAAAGGCAAGAAGTACTCAATTAGGCGAAGACCAAGATGGAGCTATACTAGTAAGAGATGATTATATAGATGTTATTAATAAAGACGCAGGTCATCCAGCTTCTGGACAACAAAAGTCTTTTATTGTAGACAATACGCCTGAATATACTGCTAAAGGAGAAGTTAATAAAGGTGCTTTATTAGGCAAGTATATGATGCATTCTGTTGGGCCAGAAGCAACTCAGCAAATGAAAGATGCTGGTGTGCATATGATTGTATACAAATCTGCAGCTAAACAAACTGGTGAAAGATTAATTGGCGACTATAATGTTAAAGAAGGTCAATTAAGAACTTTTAGAACAGAAGAGCAAATAGAAGCAGAATGGGATGTTTTTATAAATAATATGGTATACTCTCCTACAGCTAAAAAGAATGTAAGAAGAATTGATATACCTAATTTTGACCCTTACAGGTCTAGAGCTGAATTTGCAGCAGCTAAAGGATATACTTATGATAAAAAAACAGATAGTTTTAAGCCTTTAAACGTAGTTCAACAAGGAGGTTTAGAATTTACTGGAGGTAAAATATATGAACTTAATCCAGAAAGTGTTAAATACAGCACTTCAGTTATACAAGACCCTCATATGGAGCAAAAACAAGTATTGGTTAAACAGCTATTTACAAATATACATCAATTTGCTAGTACACCAATTGACAAGTATACAATAGAAGATATATTCCAAGAGACTATTAAAAAGAATTTTGATGGTAATGAAGTTTATAACAAAGTATTAGAAGAATACAGATTAACTAAATCTGAAGACAAAATAGATTTTTTAGTAGAAAATTTAGAAGAATTATCTACACCTAAACTGATTAAAACTTTAAAGACTCCTGGGGCTGAAAGATTTGCAGAATTAGCATTGCAAAGAATGTTAAGAATAGTAGAGAAAGATATTGAAATGTCTTTTCAAGACGGGGAAACAACTGCAGAACAAAGAGCTGAAAGAATAAGGCAATTCACAGAAGCAGTGTCTCCTATAGACAGACTGTTAAAAAATTCAGCTATAGTAGGCGAAGAAGCTAATGCTGCTGGAGAAACAGGATACCCTGCTTTTATGCATAAATTTGTAAGAGATTATAAAGCATCAGTATTACACAATTACTTTGTCAAATCAGTTACTAGACCTAAAATAGAAAACTCTTTATTAGCTAGGATGAGACCTTATGACAAATGGATGCAAAAAGATTTTAAAGAATTAGATACAAATGATACTATATTTTATTTAGACGATGCTTATAGAAATACTAAAATAAGGTTAGATAATGGAAAGTATAAAGAACTTGGAAAGTTGTGGGACAAAGAACAAAATAATCCAGATTTTGCAAAATACTTTAATGCATTAGTTTTACGTGTTCCTATGGATAGTATATCTGGAGCACATAAACTGCAATTTAAAGGCTTTACAGGAAGAAAAGGTCATGGGATAATGCTTAATTCTAAAACTATGAGAGCACTAGGTGGTGCTGACCTTGATGGAGATGAAGCATTTGTCTATTTAGGAGGAAAGAATAAAGATAATTCTGGCTATGGCATGAAAGAAGCTTGGTTAAATGCAATAGACGCAAATAAAAACGAGTATTACAATAAAGCTCAAACACACGTTGAAGATAATAAAAATGCAGTTATACAACATGGTCCGTACAAAGGACAAACATTTGCACAAGTATTGACAGTAGGAGCTGGAAAAGGTAATCCTTTAAAAGAAAGTAAAGCTTTATACTATTCTCCCTTAGCAAGAATAATGGCTTCTCAAGGAGCTGTAAAAGGTAGAGATATGCTTGGATTAGCTGTATCTCAATCTCAAGTAATGAAGTCTACATTTAACGCTTTAATGGAAGCAGATGGTAAAAAAGATGTATTTACTGTATTTAAAAGAGGAAAAAATGGTGGTACTTTTAGAGTAACTGTTACTCCTAAGTTTGGTAAAAAAGATTTAGCATATCAGAGAGAAATGGTAAGAGCTCAAACAGCTTTTGCATCAGACCCTATGGATGAGGCTGGATTAAGAGAACCTAGTCACTTTTTTAAAACTATGTATGATTCATATTTTAATGTTAAGTTTGAAAAATATAATCCTAAAAGTAAAAAATACTTTAAACTAGACAAAGAACCTAAAAATTGGTCTCAAGGAGATTACTATGGAGATAGGAGTGATTATAATAAAGCTCCTTCTTTGCTAGGTGCATTTAAAAATATGAATAGTGCTTATTTTGGAAGAAATTGGAGTGAAGGTAGAAACTATTCTATGGATGAAGTAAATCATTTGGCTTCTGATATAGGAATGCTTAGTGAGAAACAAAAAAATACTATATTGCCAAAAATAGTTGATACATTAGAAGGATTAGATTGGAGTGACAATTTATTTAGAAGAGTTGATAGAGGTGCTATAGAGCAAACATATGCAGAAATAAACGATATAGTTACTGATAAAAAAGGAAAATTTGGTAACTGGCTTAAAGATGCTATGAATAGAAGTACCTTTACAGTTACTTATAATGAACATATAAAAGCAAATTTAGCTCATGAGCTACATGACCCTGCCGTTAGAAGAAAAATAGCATTAAGAGATGACCCTGCAAGTTTAAAAGAGTTTTTAAATATTGTTAAGCATTCTGTCTGGGGCAAAGAATTTGAAGGATATGGAGGAAAAGAAGCTAGATTAGCTAAATTATATACTTATAAAGAAAGGCTTTCTATATTAGAGCAAATGAATAGACAAGCAGAAGATTTTTTATCTAATGATGTTGCTACTATGGCTACAATAAAATCTGTTAAAAGAATACTTGAAAAAGAAAGAATGCCGATTAAAGATTTGAAAAGCATTAGTAATGCAGTAGCTAAATTTAAAGCTAGAAGCTATTTGTCTAGAAAAGAAAGAGTACAATTAGATTATGATGCTATTGCTGGAACTGCTAAAGACAAAGAACATATAGAATTTGTAAATGCATTGCTAGGTATCAAGAAAAACTTGCAAGATATACAAGGAGATAAAAGGTCTACTGTTTGGGACCAAAAGCAATTAGATGCTAAAATAAGGCAATATAAAGATGGATTAAAAAATGATGCACAAAGAGAGTTGTTTGACCATTTATTTATAGGCACTTTAGACAGAGGTGATATGAGTAAGGTAAACAGATTAATAAAAGCGTTACCTCAGAAAAAAGCAAGTCCTGTATTTAGAGAGTTAATGAACAAAATAATAAAAGAAACTTCACGAACTACTCAAAGTAGATTAGCGTTTAACTCTGAAGAAATATCTCCTATAGCTATACAAAATCATTTAAAATCTATGAATAATGTTTTTAATAAGATTTGGACTCCTTTAGACAAACCTACATTTAAAGCTACTACTATGGGAGTAGAAAATGTTTTAGATAGAAATCCTATAAATGAACAAAATTTAGCTGATGATTTAGTTATGTCTGCTCATAAAGGTGAAGGGTATGCTGGCATTAAAAAGGGAGAAGTTAATGCAGAGGACAAAGCTGTTATTACTGAAATAGCCACTATATTAAAAAGATATAATAATAAATTAGGAAATAATATTCCAGATTTAAATGAGCAAATGAGAGGTATTTCGGCTGAAGTAGACCCCGAAGGAATGGGTAAAGATTTAAACACTTTTACTAAGCAAGACTTTGTTCAAGTGAGAAACTTTTTAAGAGAAGCAGAATCTGGGACTTGGTTTCAAAATCTTAGAAAAAATCCTACTCCAGATATTATGAAAAGATACTATGGAATGTTTCCAACAACTGTTAATAGAGAGTTAATGGCTTATGATATTAAATGGTTAAAACAAAAACAATGGTATCTAACTAAAAGCGGAAGAATTAAAGAAGGTTATGTTAGAAGACCTACTTATTTTTTAGAAATGCTGATGAACCAAGCACACGAAGCAAATAGTTTGGCTATTGGTAAAGCTGAAGTTTTAGCAAAAGATATTGAAAATCAATTTGTAAATATATCTGAACTTAAAGAAGGAAATGCTTTATTCCAAATAGCTGTAGGTCAAGCAGAGTTAGGAATGAAACAAAGTATTGATAAAAGAAGAAATTTAGAATCTGATATGAAAGAGCATTACAAGCTTAATTATGATGAATCTAGAGCAGCAACAGAAAAAGAGTTTAATTGGCCTAAATTAAAGGACAAAGAGTTTACTTTATTGAATGATAATAATAAAAGAATACAAGCTACTGGCCAGGAAATTGTAAATGGAAACAAAGAAAAGAGTTTAACTGGTATTAAAAATAAAGTTGCTCAAAGATTTGAATCATTGTTTCCTTTAATGGCTGGTGACGGGACATCAATTAATAGGTATAAGACTGGAAAATATTTTGACGCTAACAAAACACAGCCTAGAATGAATTGGAAATTATTTGTAGAAGATATGACTAAATCTCTTGAAAGAGGAGATGATATACCTATTAATTTGGGTATTGATGGAATGAGAAATATACAGCGTTCAATGATGTATGATTTGGCTAAAACTCCTGAACAAAAAGCAACGTATAAAAGCTGGAAAATTAAAGCTACAAGGCCTATGGACTATACTTATTACTGGCCTCATATGTTTTTTGACAAAAGAACGTCTGAATTAAACGTAAAAAGAACTTTAGACTTTATAAGGAATAATCCTAATTTAAATGAAAAGCAAAAAAAATCTAGAATACAAAGTTTGTTAATGAGACACAATACTATTACAGGAGAGTGGGAGTTTCAAAATATACAAGATTTTGACAAGGTAGATGTAATTGAAATAACTGAAGGTTTAAAAGATATTGCTAAAAAAAGAGGCAAAGCTACTGAAACTGTTAAATGGACAGATATGAATACTAGCTTTGGCTCCATGATGCAAAGAGAAGGGCATGTAGGCGGATGGTCTAAAGATTTAAGTGTAATGAATGCATATGTTAGAAACCTTACATCTACTTATTTTAAACAAATGAATCAAATTATGTCAAGAAAAACTATTCATGATGCTAAAGAAAGAATGACAAAGAAATTTGGAAATAAATTAGCTAGTAAATGGGAAAAATATTTTAAACTTTACGTACAAGGTGCTATGGGACAACCAGATGTTATTCCTAAGAAATGGTATGACGACCCTGATATGAAACTGAAAGGTACTCCATATGCTTGGTTTGCAGATAGCACAGTATTAGATAGAGTTAATAAAGTTAGAGAAAAACTAGGTATAAGAGAAAGTGATTTGCCTAAAGAATTAAAAGATTTTACGTTTCAAGATATAAAGCATTGGTCAAATATGGAAGCAAAGTTTGAGTTAGCTTCTTTACTTGCGCATCCTAAATCGGCTGTTACTAATATATTTGGTGGTAGTTTACATACAATACAATCAGCAGGTCATGGTGCGTTTATGAAAGCTAGAGATATGAAATATTTAAAAAGAATTAATCCTAATTTTAATAGTTTGCAAGATGTAGAAAATTGGGTAGTTAAAAAAGGTGTTGTTCCAGAGTTTATGATTCACGAATTAGGTTTGGGTCAAGATGCTACTACAAAAAGAAGTATTGAGAGTTTTATAGGAGAATTGTCTTCGAAGATTAATTCAAAAGAGCCTATAGAAAGAAAAGAAGTATTATCTTTAGGTAAAAAGTATAAGTTAAGTGATAGAATGATGTCTGTAGCTTCTAAATTTATGTCTATACCTGAAAGAACTTTAAGAAGAGATGCTTTTATGGCACATTATATAAGAGCTTGGGAAAGGTTCGGAGGAGCTATAACAGACCCTGAGCATCCGTTTTTAATAGAGATGGGTAAAAAAGGTGTAAAAGCTACGCAATTCTTATATGAAGCTCCACAAAGGCCTATGTTTGCGAGAACTGCTCTAGGCAAGGTTATGTCTAGGTTTCAATTATATGCGTGGAATTCGACACGTTTTCGTAATGATATCATAAGAGAAGCTGCTAGATACGGTTTTAAACCTGGTACTTCAGCATATGAAAAATTTGAAAGAACTATGACAATTGATTTATTAGTATTGGCTTTAGGCAATATGTTTATGTATAGTTTGTTTGACAATGCATTGCCACAGCCTTTAAGCTGGTTTCAAGACACAGCTGATTGGCTATTTGGAAATGAAAGAGATAGAGAAAGAGCTTTCTTTGGAGTATTACCTACAGCTATTGCTCCGTTGCAAATGATTACTCCTCCTATTACAAGATTTCCTATAGCAGGTATAATGGAGTGGGCAAAAGATGATTACACTAAATTTAGTGATTATCAAGTATATACAATGTTTCCATTTGGCAGAATAGTTAGAGATTTAGTTCAACCAGGTAAAGGTTTAATAGAAAATCCTTCTAGACTATTAGAAAAAATGGCTGGTATGCCTCTAAGAGATTTACAAAAGTTTTCTACAGAAAGAAAGAAAAAGATTGAAGAAGGTGTTAGGTATAATCAACCTAAGGTAGGTTTTTAATGCAAAGTTGGATGATACGTTTATTTAAAATTACAGGGAAAGCTGCTTTGCGAGACCCTGAAACTCGTGACCTTGGAATGAAATTAATCAGAGCTTTAGCTAATCCTACAAATAAAAGCGCAATGAATTCAGCCCCTGGTATTGCCGCTAGAATAACAAACATTAATCCTAATTTAAATATATTTAAAAATAATAGAAGATTTAATGTACAAGGCGTTGATAGTAGAGGGCAAGCATTTAAAGTAGAAAGAGACCTTGATTTTATGGACCAAACGGGTGTTTTTAAGAAAAAAGATTCAGAAATTTTATGGGGTCAGCTAGGCGATATGTCTGCAGAACAAATAAAACAACCTACTGCAAATGTAGCATTAAGAAAAGGTGTTTTTTATAATCCAGCATATGATAAAGCAAGTCCATCTTATTGGGCAAGGTTCAAAAAAACTCCAATGATAGATATTGATTTTGAAGACGTTAAATCACACGTTCCTGAACAAGTTGTATTCAAAGGTCCTAAAGAACAAGCAAGAAGAATGGCAATTAATAATATGGTTGAATATACTAAAAATAATAAAAAAGCAAAATTTAGAGTATATGATACTAGCGCTGGTATGAGAATTTTTGATATATCCAGAAGAACTACTCCTAATCGAAATACTTTTGCTACAGACAAAGCTTTAGGAGGTGATTATAAATACAGAGGAATGGTTCATGGCCAAAAAGGTGCATTTGACGCTAGATTAATGCCTAAGCCTGGTAGGCCTAATGATGTTGTTGCTACTTATTTAGGAGATTTTGGAACAGGGCCTGTAAATCCTAAAAATTTACAAGAAGTAAAAAAATATCATGATGATTTAATTAGATTGATATTACAAACAAGAAGAGAGACAGGAGATACTGGTATGTCAGGTTTATTTAGCAGGTTACCTGCAACAGGATTTTGGGGAAGAACAAAAATATCTCCAGACCCATTTCGTTAACCGTTTTTTAAAAGTTCTTCTAATTCGCTAAAAGGATTGTATGTATAATCGTAATGACATTCTCTGTGAATTAATACAGACTCTTGCTCATGAAAACTTCCATCTTCGTTAACAAAACCACAAGAGGCTTTATACGCTACTGATGAAGGACTAATCAACTCTTTACAAACTGGGCATTTAATCATCGCAATCTACCATTCCCCAAAGAAGACACAAATAAACTATAGAATCTGTTAATCTACCTCTAATATCTTCTCTTTGGCTTTTATGGCCTTTTACGTAAGAACAAATACCGTCTATATGCTTTAATAAATAGACAAGTAAAACTTCCTTTCTGTCTAAATCAAGGTTTTCAGCAACTCTTTCAAAGTTTCCGAATGCGTTATTTTCCTTTCTTGCGTACTCTTTCTGTCCCGCTTCCCTCATCATTTGAATCTGCTGGAATATTTTGTCCAGTAACAGCTTCATTTGGTTTTGGGTCAGATTGGGATTTTTCGTATTGTTTGACTTTTTCATCTATAAATTTTGTAAAGTTCTCATTATCATTTTTCATTTCAATATATAAGCTAAATGCTTTTTCAAGCTCACTTAATAAACCCATCAAAGAATTAATTCTACTGTTTAATTCTAATACACTAGAAGTTATCTCTTTAATTGTAGGCTTTTTCTTGACTCTAAATCCATCACTCATATCATTTGCAAACTGCAATATTTAGGTATCTCAACCGTTTATACCGCAATAATCTCCTTTTGCTTTAATTTTATCCAAATCTATTTTAATTTTGTCAGTATACTTATTCATTGCATTTTTCATCTCTTCATCATATACAAGTTTAGAAATTTTAACATACTTTGTTTCAGACATATTTGGATTACTAGTCACTAATTTAACATTAAATGCTTCTAATTCAAAGTATTTTTTTATAGCTTTTTTTAAGTTTTTGCCTTGCTGTGTTTCAACTCCAATTATTTCGTCTATAATAACTTTTATATCCTTATAATTTTTTGAATAATTCATCTTTTTTATTTACCTCCTTTTCAAAATTTAGTACATTTTCAGCGTATTTATTTCCAGGCGTTGCTTTTATACCTAATTCTTTCATTTTACTTTTAGGTATATCTTTTAACACTAACTCATGATAGTTTTTATTTAATATACCATATCTTTTCTCTGCTCTATAAACAGGGAATAACCCTTTATCTCCGCACAAAAATAAAGGGTTTTCACATAGCCAATAGCAGTCTTCTATCTCTGTTAAGCTAGAGTAATACTTCTTATTTTTCTTGAATTCCACTCATTAGCTCCTTTAAAGGGATTAATGCAATTTCGCTCTGATTGTCATCTCCTCCCATTACCATCTTCCCTTTCCCCTCCATAACTATTTCTTTGACTAATACTTTTAATTTGCTTACAGGTATTAACAACGTTGTTATTATCTCACCTTTGTAAGTTAAAATATGAGCCCACCACTCTGCTTCAGTAACGTTTAAGCCACTTAATTTACCTCTGCAAGCAAGTTCTACTGCTATATTTCCAGTAGCTTTCCATTTATCTCTTTCTGTCTTTACCTCTATTTTGCCCATAGCTAGTGTTTTAGCTAGGCTTTTTTCATACTGAACACCAAAGTCAAGGTCAATGTCAAACTTATTGTTTTTATTAGTTTTTACTTGGTATTCTCTTAGTTTTTCAGCTGCTTCCATAGCCCCTCCGTTTATCACTTTAAATGTCTCCATACAGTTCTTTTAGATACTTTGTATCTTTTTGCAATCCAATCGACTGATTTGCCTCTTACTTTTTTATACCATAGTAACCAAAATTTACTACGTATTTTTTTAGGTCTTCCCATTACAACCACCACTCCCTATCTTTTTTGATTTTAGCATAACGCTCTTTTTGATACTTTTTAGCGTCAAATTTATTAGATTTTTCTTTAATAGCCAAGATTCTTCTTGATTTAAGTTCTTGACTATTCATATTATTACTTTTCATCTTTATTATCCTCCAGTATTCTATCAATTCTTGTGACAAGTGCACTCATTCTGTTTAGTGCAACTATAGTATCTCCATTTAATGCTTTAAAAACTTTTCTTACTTCTACGAGTATATCGTATACTGCTTCTATATTTCTAATATGTTTCATCTTTTTCTCCGTTTTTTAGTGGTTCCTGCAACTTCCAGCCAGGCAATGTTGTGCTTTTTAATAGCTTATCAGCCTATCTAACTATGATATATATTTAGAGTTTTTATACCACCACCAAATTGTTTAAAATATGTAACGTATTTTTTGCCAACTTACATTTTCATTATGTAAAAATTTAAACGCTGTAATACACTTATTCTTATAAAAGCGATTATATCTTATATTTTCTCCACCATATTCAGAAGTTTTATCTTCTTGATATTCTGGATTCCATAACAGTTCCTCGCCTTTTATTTCATTTTTAATATTGTACTCATGCATTTCTTTATTGTGTGTCAAAAATATACATTCTGCTTTTACTTTTTGTTTTATACTGTCATCTAC